AATTTGTGGGGCTTCCTCAGCGACGGGCTATAAAGGGGCTTCCTCAGCGACGGGCGATAAAGGGGCTTCCTCAGCGACGGGCGATTACGGGGCTTCCTCAGCGACGGGCTATAAAGGGGCTTCCTCAGCGACGGGCGATTACGGGGCTTCCTCAGCGACGGGAAATTGTGGGGCTTCCTCAGCGACGGGCTATAAAGGAGCATCCTCAGCAGAAGATAAAGACAGTATTGCCGTTGCGTGGGGCTATCACGGTAAGGCTAAAGGAGTTGTCGGTTCTTATCTTGTATTAGCTGACTGGGAAGGCAATGAAGATAATTACTGGGCACAGGAATTGTGGACGCTTAAAGGAGCAAAGATGGTAAGAGTTGATGGAGATAACATCAAGGAAGATACATTTTACACAATGCGTAATGGCAAGATTGTTGAATGTAAGGAGGAGTAATGTCAATTCTAGGCAGTATCTTGTGTGCAATTTGCATATATGTTTCACCGAAAACACTCAACTACATAGAGAAGCCGATATATGGTCCTATTCAGGAAACATCTGACGAATGGCAGACGTTCACGCTTACAGCATATTGCGGTTGCAAGAAGTGTTGCGGAAAGAATGACCGAATAACTGCAACAGGAACTTATGCTATTGAGGGCGTTACCATAGCGGTAGACCCTACGGTTATTCCTTATGGTTCTATGGTAGATATTGAGGGAATCGGAACATTTATAGCCGAGGACTGCGGCGGTGCAATCAAGGGCAACAGGATTGACATATATTTTGAGAATCACGCTGATGCATTGACGTTCGGTGTGTGGGAAGAATGGAGAGTGAGGGTAAGAGAGTGAAACAGCCAAAAAAATTGACGTATAAGCAGAAAGTTATTGTATCGTCGCACAGGCTTAATGCTGATGACTGGATGTTGGAGAAAGAGACGGATTTTTACTTGTACCTTATGAGTAAAGACGGAGCCAAGAAGAAAATTATAGACAAATTTAAAAGGAGGTAAAATGTGATGGTTATTACAGACTTAAACGCATTAGCGGTAAAAGAGTTGGCTATTGTATGCGAAGCAGAGAAAATGGGAGTGATTATTGAGGACGGCAAGATTACAGGAGCCGTTCAGAAGGAGGACTAAGAGGAATGAATATTAAGCTTTTGAACATGAGGCTTGAAAACTTCATGTGTTACGCAAGCAAGGATTTTGATTTTTACGCCATCACTAAGCTTATGGCTAAGAACGGTGTCGGCAAGTCAACAATAGCAACCGCGTATTTGTGGTGCTTATTCAACTGCGATTATGAGTTAAAGGACAATCCGGTTGTCAGAAGAGAAGTTGGCGGAGTATCAGTTGATGATATGGATGTATCAGTTGAACTTACACTTGATGTTAATGGAAAAGAAATCGCCATGAAGAAAGTACAGAAACGTACTTACAGTAAGGATGGCAGCAGTTACAAGGATGATAACGCATACTTTGTCAATGACGTTCGTAAGAATTTAAAGGACTTCAACGCATATCTTGATGTAGATATGAATGTATTTAAGATGTGTAGCAATATCAACGCATTTCTAAATCAGAAGCCTGCTGAAATGAGAGAATACTTATTTAGCCTTGTTGAGAATGTGACAGACCTTGATATAGCACACTCTAAGACAGAATTAGCGGAGTTAGTGCCACTGTTAGAGAAATACACAACAGAAGAACTAACTGCTATGAATAAGGCTACTAAGGCTAAAATCACAAAGGATTTACCTATCCTCAACGGACAGATTATGGAAAAGGAAAGAGATATTCAGATTAAGCAGGACACAGATACATCTGACTTTGAATTGCTTAGAAACAGCCTTAAAGAACAGATTGACAGTTGCATTGCAAAGGAGACCGATAATGACAAGCTGTTAGCTGAATATGACAAGGCTAGTTCAGATATTCTTAACTTGAAGTTTGAGCTTAGTGATATGAGCCGTAAAGCCAACGAGGACAATATTAAGGCTAGAAGAGATATCGAGAACAAGATTTCTGATAAGCAGTTTCTTATTAGGCAGACAGAAAAGACTATTACTGATACAGAAAAGAGCATTGAGTATCAGCAGAATATCATTGAGAGCATAAATAAGAATTTGCAGGATATAAGGGATAAGTGGAAAGCAGAGAATGAACGCAAATTTGACGAAAACAGCCTTATTTGTAGTTACTGCGGACAGGAATATCCAGAGGATAAGAAAGAACAGTTAAGAGCCGATTTTTACAGCCACAAGGCAGAAGAATTAAAGACTATCACAAACAATGGCAACCTTATTAAAGGCAAACTTGATGAAAATAAGAAGATTCTTGAAGATTTACAGAAAGAGTTGCCACAGCATAAAGAAAGCCTTGAAATGCTGAATACAGCTATTACAGAACTTAAAAAGCAGTTAGCAGAGTTACCGCAGGAGATTGATGTTACAAGTTCAGAGGAATACAAAGAACTTGAACAGAAGATAACTGAAAAGGAACAGGCTATGCACAAGGCTAATGATATTTCAACAGTTAAGGCAGAATTAAAGGTACAGGAAACAGCTTTAAGGCAGCAGTTAGCAGAATGTGAAAGCCAGATTGCAAAGTCTGATACGGCAGCAGACGAACAGCGACTTGAAGAATTAAAGCAGACAAGGATTGATTCTGAACAGAATAAGGCTAATGCCGAGAAAATCCTTGATTTACTTGATGAATTAGACAAAGCAAAGAATGAAGCCTTGACAGAAGCCGTAAACAGTCATTTCGGGTTAGTTAAGTGGCAGTTATTTGAATATGCTAAGAACGGCAATTATAAGAGTTGTTGCATACCTACTGTTGACGGAAAGAGCATTTTAACAACTATGAGTAACAAGGGCAACAGGATTTTAGGTAGAGTAGATATTTGCAACTCTATTCAGAAAATTAGTGGCATATCAGTGCCTATTATTTTAGATGATTCTGAAAGCCTTAGCACGGACAATCAGAAGAAAGTTGCCGAAATGATAGATAGCCAGTTGATTATGCTGATTGTTAATGATAGCGAGAAATTAGAGATTGTGGAGGGATAAGCTATGGATATTGTAATTGTAAATACAAGCAAACTAAGAGTTGCATTATCTAAACTTGCAAAAGAGCAAAATACTACAAGCGTAACAGCTATGCTTAATGCTAATAATATGAATTCAAGTCTTATCGCAAAGGCGGAAAATAGATTTAATTCATATTCTGATAAAATCCGGTTTGAGATTGATGAATATACAACATACGGTGCATTTTATGAAGATATATGGAAACAGATTATAGCTTTATCATCACACATTCGTAAGGAAGATTTTGAACTAGAAAGATTTGAAAAAGTGTCCAAAAGCACATCTGAGTACAGGAAATTAGATAGTAGGATTACCAAGTTGGAAGATACTGTTTTAAATCTGATGAAGTTAGTTGAAGAATTAAGAAGAAAGTAGAAAGCGAGGAATAATTATGACAGAGAATACAGCAGTTGCGGAAAAGAAAGCATTTACCACATCATTAAGTGAGTGGAGTAATGCTATGACAGGTCTTATTATTGACGATTATAAGGCTTGTGGAATGGATATGGATGATTATGCTAAAGAGTGTGCTATGGAAGCAATGACAAGCATTTTTAACCTTGTTAAGAGCAATCCTAAGGTTAATATGGGTAGCCTTGATACAAGCAATTTGAGAGGCATTGTTAAGCGTTGCGCAAGCCTTAAACTTAATGCAAGCGCATATCCGAGAGAATGCTATTTTCAGTTGATAAATGTGAACATCGGAAAAGATGCCGACGGAAAAGAAATTTGGCAGCAGCAGGTCAAAATGGGAATTGAAGGCAGTGGTTATGATTCCCTACTTACTAATTACGGAAAAGATGTCAAACAGGTTTATCCATATTGGATAGTAAAAGAGGGAGATAAATACATACCACCTAAGCACAAGGGGCTTACCGTGACGGAACCTGAGTGGGAGGAGAACAGCGTTTCCGATAAGGCGGTAATGGTTGTGTACCCTGTTAAGCTGATGGACGGAACGGTAACTTATCTCTCTGCGGACAGAGACAGTGTTAAGGTCAATCTTTTGGCTCACGTTAAACAGAATATGATGAATGAAACATTTGGGGTAATTACCGGAACTAAAAAGCAGTATAACAAGGAAGTTGCAAGAACACGTTACGATGCTACACCGGAAGAGAAAGCAAAAATAAAGGAAAAGAAGGAGGAAGTCCTCAATGCTTTAAGAGCGTGCAAGACAGTTGATGAAATGCTTGAATGTGAGATTGCAAGACCTTTTATAAGTGGTGCTTGGCTTGATACTCCGGAGAGCATGATACAGAGAAAAATGTGCAACAATGCAACGAGGAAATACCCTAAGAATTATGACCCTATGGCAAGGCAGGCACAGATAGAAATGGACGAGGTATATCAGGTTGCACAGGCGGAAAATGCCGAAAATGCTAATACTGTTGAGTTTATAGAAGATAAGGCAGATGTAGTTGACACCACAGTCGCAGAAGCAACCGAAGAACAGGCAGAAGATAGCACATTGCCGCCATTTATGCAGGGGTAAATCTATGAAAACAGCAAGTTTAGAGCAGATGATAACAGACATGAACAACGGTGTGTATGACTTGACTTGCAACGGAGAATGTACTCAGTGTGGTAATTGTTGCAGTAACTTACTTCCTATGACGGAAGATGAAATTACAACAATTCATAAGTACATTAAAAAATATCATATTAAGGAACACAGGCATAATTATCCAACGGCTACACCAACAATGGATATGACTTGTCCGTTTCTTAATGATGATAAGTCAAAAGAAAAATGCGAGATTTATTCGGTCAGACCGAGGATTTGTAGAGAATTTATCTGCTGTCCGAGTAAAAGATTACCGATTGATGATTTGGGCTACAAATTAAAGTGTAAGGTAGTTGACGTCAGAAAGGAGTTTTTTGGATGAGAGTAATTTCACAGGACGGAACATTAGATTTTCCTTATGAATTATCTACGATTCGTGTATATAATGAAATAATTTCGATGGGAATGTGCAAAGATGATTCTTGCAGAAGCATAATTGCAAGATATTCCACCGAAGAAAAAGCACTGAAAGCAGTGGAATTGTTGAGAAAAAAATATAGGAAATTAAAAGTAATGAAAGTTATTGCAAACGGCACTGCTGAATATATGGAAAAGTCACTTTCTACCGATGAAATGATAGAACAGTATAACGCCTATTGCGATATGAATACCTTTCAGTTTCCACAGGATGACGAAATCGAGGTGTGAGTATGGCAAAACACACAATGTCAGACCTATATCAGATGCAGTCGCTTCCGCTTTCTGCAAAAATAAGTATGACTGAACGTAGAATAAATGAATGGGTTGATGAATTTGGCGAAGATGGCGTGTATCTGTCATTTAGTGGCGGTAAAGATAGCACAGTTTTAGGGCACATAATCAGAGAAGTTTGCGGATATAAAAATATTCCTTTTGTGTTCGTAGATGTTCCAACACAGTATCCAGAGTTAAAGGAGTTTGCACAGACTTTTGATAACCTTGTGATTTTGAGACCTAAGATTTCATTTGCAGAAGTTTGTGAAAAGTATGGTTTTCCAATGATTAGCAAGGAAGTGTCAAATTGCGTAAGCGGTGCAAGAAAATACGTTAAATACCTTGACAGTCAAAAATCTAATAACACAATCTTAACAGACAGACAGACAGACAGACAGACAGACAGTTCCGTATGCTTGCTATATGGCAGACCTGCTAGGAATAGACAGGAGAATAAACAAGCAGAACGAACAGTACAAGAATTTACAGATGGGAGTTGTCCCTAACGGTTCAGAATACAGATTGCACAGACTGAATGGAGAACTGGAAGACAGTAAAGGAAATTATAGTCGGTTTAATCAAGAAAAATATAAATTCTTTCTTGATGCGCCATTTGAGATAAGTGATTTATGTTGTGACATTATGAAGAAAAAGCCTGCACACGACTATGAAAAGAAAACAGGCAGAAAGCCGATTATAGCGACTATGGCAAGCAAAAGCGTTATGCGTACACAAAAATGGTTACAGGATGGATGTAATGCTTTTAATGTCCTAAAACCACATAGCAACCCTATGAGCTTTTGGGTGGAACAGGATGTGTTGCTTTACATCAAAGAAAAAAATCTGCCTATTTGTTCAGTTTATGGCGAAGTAGTCACAGATTATGAAGCTATGGGGCAATGTGAAAATCAGATGTCACTTGCGGATTTTGGGATTTTTGATAAGGAAAGACCATTGCTGAAAACGACAGGTTGTAAAAGAACAGGTTGCGTTCTATGTGGATTCGGATGTCACTTAGAAAAAGAAAGCAGATTTTTAAGGCTGAAAGAAACGCACCCTAAATTCCATAATCTGCTATATATTTTGAAAAATAATGGCGTGACATACGCAGAAGCTATTGACTGGGTAAACGAACACGGAAATATGAATATTAAGTATTAAGGAAGTAATTTTATGAAATTAAAATGTTTAGGCTCATCATCAGCTGGAAATTGCTATCTGCTAACTTCCGACAATGGAGAAACGCTTATCCTTGATTGCGGAATACCAATCAAGGAAATCAAGAAAGGCTTGAATTGGAACATTAAAGATGTTGTGGGTGTGTTATGCACCCATAAACATCTTGACCACAGCAAGTCATTAGACAATTTTAAAAAAATGTCAATACCGGTATTTGCACCCTACCAGAGAAACTATAACAAGAAGAATTATGGTGGATTCACAATTTATCCGTTTCCACTACAGACATTGGATGGAAACTGGACACATACAGACGCAAATGGCGAACCTTGCCCGATATTCGGCTTTTTGATTGCGCACAAGGAAATGGGAAGAATGCTTTACATAACCGATTGTGAACTAATCAAGTGGAAGTTTAATGACATAAACCACGTTCTCTTAGGCGTGAACTATGACAAAGATTTAGTTGATACCGACAATCCGAAAGCTAATCACGTTTTCAGAGGGCATTTAAGCATTGATACAGCTTGCGATTTTGTTAAGGCAAATTATTCAGATAGCTTGCAGAACGTCATAATGTGCCATCTATCAAGTGAAAATTCTGATAGAGATAGTTTTATCGAGAAGATGAAAAAAGTTGCTTATGGGGCGAATGTAGATGTTGCAGAGCCGGGCAAGGAATGGGCTTTAAGGAAAGGAGATGAATGTCCGTTTTGAGGATATTGAGAACAAAGAAACCTATAGATATAGACAAGCGATTTGGGAATGTGAGAATTTCAACATTCAAATATTCAAAACCTATTGAAAATTCCAATAAGTGGGAACACTACACAGAAGTTAGCTGCTGGTATGACAATGATTGCGAGAATTGCCCTTGTGCTTGGGAAAGTAGAAGCTATGAGGGAGAATGTGATGATTGTGGGTGCTTATTTGATAAAAATGGACATTTTAATGTTCCGGATTGGAAATGTATGTTGCCTAAGTGGATAAAGAGATTATTTGTTAAACACAAAGAAAAAGAGTGTCTGTTTTAGAGAGGAGAATTGATATGAAGAAATCTGAACCAAAAATGATTTTAAATATATCTCTCAATAGCGAGGAAATTGAAGAAAAGGTCAAGATTGCTATGGACGAATATGCAGAGAAAGCTATTTATAAAAATCTTGATGAAGAAATTACAAAAATTGTTGACAAGAGAATCGAAAAACTTACATCTGCTTCAAGCTGGGGTAGTGACAGGAAAATACAGGGTGTTTCTTTTGAGCAGTTCGTGAAAGATAGGACTGAAAAAACTATCGGCGATTTTGTAGAAAAGAATATCAAAGAAATTCTCGCCAAGAGATTTGCTGAAATTATGACAGATAGGAGTTTTGACAATGATTAAAGGCAGAAAGGAGCAGAAATGAATATTGATGAATTTATAGAACATGCGAAAGAAAAAGCAAGAGAGCATAGATACCATGCGGATTTCTTTGAGAGTGATAATCCCATGAATACAACTTGCATTAAAAGCGCAGAAGATTGCGAGCAGTTAGCTGGGTGGCTTGAAAAATCCAAAGAGTATCAGCAGTTAGAGGAACGGCTTAACAAGGTATATGGAGATTGCGATGGCTTGTTACTAAGAGTGGTATCAATGCTTGAGAAGCACCCAGGCATTGATATGGCAAACACATTGAAGTCACGGCTTATTACAGATGAAGATGTCGACAAATGGGAGGAATACAAGCAGTTAGAGGAACAGGACAGGCTTGTAAAATTGCCTTGCAAAGTGGGAGATACATATTACAGCATTGAAGTTAATACAGACTTTTGCGAAGAGTGTACTTTCTTTCAAAAAGAGTGTTATTGTGATGATTGGTGTAATAACAAAGCTGTACGAGATGAAAATGGTGATACATTAATTAATCCGCAATATTCAGATGAAGTATTCTGTAAAAATCATTTTTATGAAATTAATAGATGCTGTTTTAGCAATATTGATGAAATCTTTAATTTACGAGAAGAGTTTGGCAAAACCGTATTCCTCACAAAATCCGAAGCTGAAGCAAAACTGGAAGAATTGAGAGGTAATCAGAATGAAGTGTGATGAGTGCAACAATGCAAATATCTGCTTGGACCATATCGAATTTCCTAGCTTGGGTGGGTGTACGAGTGGAATACCAGACCGCAAAGTAATCACCAATGCCGACAGGATAAGGAATATGTCGGATGAAGAGTTAGCAGAGCTTATACATAAAATGGAAATCACTTGTTTTGTAGATATTATAGGATATGCAAATAAAGACTGCGGGCAAGGTAAAATTTCTTGTAGAGATTGCCGAGCAAAAGCACCAACAATACTTAATTGGATTCAATCAGAAGCGGAATAGGGGAGAATATGGTCGAAAAGCCATTATACAGAAGCGTACCAACAATGAGAAATTATGAAGATTATATCAGTGAATGCGATTACACAAAAGGGTGGAATGACGCTATGGATTTTATTTTCCCAGAAGTAAAAGAGAAGCGTGAAAAGGAAAGAATAAAGAAAAATATGTCCATAGTCAAATAAATACCGAAAGGGAGAGAATATGGAAGATAGATACTTATCCAAGGCAAAGAGGATTGATGATGGAGAATGGGTTGTAGGACATTATGTAAAAGGTTTAAAGAATTAGTAGAAAGTGAGGAAAAAGCAGATGAACAAGGTTATTCTAATGGGAAGATTGACGAGAGACCCGGAAATCAGGGTAAGCGTTGCTACGAATGTTACAACTGCGAAATTCACACTTGCGGTTGACAGAAAATATAAGAAGGAGGGCGAGCAGCAGACAGCGGATTTCATAAGTTGTACGGCATTTGGCAAAACCGCAGAAAGCATTGAACGGTATCTTCATCAAGGAATCAAGATTGTGGTTGCCGGACGTATTCAGACCGGCAGTTACACTAACAAGGACGGCAATAAAGTGTACACCACAGATGTCGTTGTTGAGGAATACGAGTTTGCGGAGAGTAAGAACGCTAACGGCAGCAGTCCAAGCCAGCCGGCTTCAAATATGTCTGCCCCTGCAATGGCAAGTGACGGCTTCATGAATTTGCCATTGGGTGTAGAAGATACAGGTTTACCCTTTAACTAAGGAGATGGGGCAGCATGACAAAGCAAAAGAAATGTAGCACATGTAAATACAGTTGCCGTATAAGCTTTGAGGGTGGCGACAGATTCTGCCAGTACATATTGATAACCGGGCACAGAAGACCGTGTCCGGGAGGTAATGAATGTACGGTGTACGAGAAAAGCAAGCGGCTAAAGGAATATAATTTTGGCGATTGAACTAGGAGGGGATAATTTGTGTGTTCAGGAAGCAATTGAAATTCTTCGTGATGAACAAAAACTACTAATAAATGCAATAGCAGTATACAGTAGCGATTACTTGGGATTGAGCGAAACGAAGATAAGAGAACTTACAATGATAAACAAAAAAAGAATTGAAGCTATTAACATGGCAATTGAAGCACTGGGAGGTAGAGAAGATGAAGTCTAAGAATGGAAACATGAGTGCATTTATTTATGGCAAGCCAACAGGTGGCAGCAGATATGTGGGGAGCAAGAAGAAACGTAAGACTACAAGAATTAACAAGAGTAAGAAGGTGGTTTCATGAACGAACAAGAAGCGATGGAAACATTGGAAAGATTATTTTCGGATTCAACTAATGAGGATTATTCTTTTACGGAATGTTTTGCAGAGGCTTTAACTATTGCAATACAGGCGCTTGAAGAAGTACAACAGTACCGCGCAATCGGCACACCGGAAGAATTACAGGATATGAAAAGCAATTATTTTGGAGCATTAAGTAATTGGCGTCAATATCGCAAGATTGGGACTTTGGAAGAATGCCGGACGGCGAGAGAAAAGCAGATACCGAAGAAACCTAAACATACATATATTAAGCATGGCAAACACACATGGAAGAAAAATGAAAACGGAGAAATAGACGATTGCGCATGGGATTATGGTTACCACAATGGTGTTGTTTGCGAAGTCTGTGGTGAGACAGTATGTGTGCATTGCAATCCTGACTACATGGAACTTGACGATTGCGAAGAAGAGCATTGGAGTTGTTCATCTTGTGGGAAAGAGGTATATCGTAACACTAAATATTGTGATTGTGGTCAAAAATTAGATTGGTCAGAAGAAAGTGAGAAAAACAATGAGACTGATTGATGCAGATAAATTGCGAACTATATTAACTGATGAAGAATATCCTTGTGCGTTGCAGACGGCATTAATTGGAATTATTAACGAACAGCCGACCGCCTACAATGTGGATAAGGTTGTTGAAGAGTTAAACAAAATTAAAAAGTATAACCTTAATTTGGCGGATATGATGCTTGATATTCAAGCAAATGGCACTAACCGACATTTTATATGTTTAGAGGACGCAATCGAGATAGTAAAGGCAGGTGGAAGAGATGAACGATAGATATTTATTCAAAGCAAAGAGAGTTGATAATGGAGAATGGGTACAAGGCAATCTTATATTGTCAAATGATGCCGAAGATGGTTATAGAGCAATTATCATTCCGACAAATAATAGTAATATGTTTACAAAAGGCGGTACTAAGGGAGATTTAGGATTTGAAAATTGGTATAAGGTAAATAAAGACACAATCTGCCAATGCACAGGCTTAAAGGACAAGAACGGCAAGCTGATTTGGGAGAATGATATTGTAAAAGACTTATTTAGCGATGTTTACGCACAAATCAAATATGGCAGGTATCAGAGTTGCTTTGATAGCACCAAAACTGAACATGTTGGATTTTATGTAGACTGGTCAGGCAAGTATACTAAAAGATACAGAAAAGATTTAGGTTATTGGATAAATATGGTTAATGCAGAGGTTATCGGCAACACATTTGACAATCCACAATTATTAGAAAGTGAGGAATAATATGGCAAGAATATTAAGAATAAGTGGATATTTAAAAGCAAAACGAATAGGAGATGAAAGAGAATGGATAATTTAGTCAAGACATTAATTAAAATGCTTAAGGAGAGCAATGCAGGATTTATCTCGGCTAAGGTAGGCGAGTACACGATTATTGTTACGGATGACGATGATGGAGCCAAGGCGCTTAATGAAGCTTGGGACAAGTATGCGGAGGCAGGAGAAGATGACAATTGATGAGCAGATAGCATTTTGCGAAGAGAAAAGCAAGAACATCAAGCTCAAAGCGGAGCCGCAGACTTTTGTTGATATTGCAAAGAGTTTAAAACGGCTTAGAGAATACGAGCAAAATGATGGAGTAGTTTTGCTTAAAGACATTTACAATAAGGCTGTCGATGATACAGTTGAAGCCGTGAAAGAAGCCTATGAGTTTGTCATTATTGAGGAAGAAATTAACGAAATAGGGGAGAAATTAAAGGTAGGTGGCAATCCTTGAATAATCAGAACATAGCAAGAGCTAAGGTAATTGAGCAGGAGAATAAGAAAAGGCTGTTAAAGGTCAATCCTAAGCTTGACGAGAAGAGCGGCATCTATTTCTTGACAAGAGTTGACGAGAACTGCTTCAAGTACGCATACATCGGACAGGCAGTACATATCTTGACCAGACTGGCGCAACACCTTGTAGGATATCAGCACATAGACCTCTCGCTCAAGAAGCATGGGCTATATGACTTCAAGAGTAATCCTTACGGCTGGAAGATAGGATTCTTGCATTATCCGACCGCCGAGCTTGACAAGTGGGAACAGCATTACATCAAGGCATACGCTGATAACGGCTACCAGCTCAGGAACAAGACGAGCGGTAGCCAAGGCGAGGGCAAAGCACAGATTGACGATTACCGCCCAGCTAAGGGTTACAGAGAGGGCATACAACAAGGTAGAAAGAACCTTGCAAGGGAATTATCCAATATAGCGGAAAAACACCTTAAAATCGAACTGAGAGAAGATAAGGCTAACAATAAGGTGTCGCAGAAGCAGTATGAGAAGTTTAAGGAATTATTGAAAGTGGGCGAGAGTGAATGACGAGTGTAGAAGAATATTTATCTAAAGCGAATGATGAGTATAAAAAGGGCGAAGAATATAAAGAACTTGCCAATAAACACTTTAATAATTATGCAGAACTCATAGCAATATACAGAATAGAAAGTGTGAGCAGAGTTCTTGACTTTATAAGAGATGAATATAGGGCAGGAAGAATTTGTGACCTTGAAACATTGTTATGTCATTGTCAAAACAAGCTGAACGGAAATATTGACGGAACAGAATTAGACCTTGACAGACATTTAAGAGGTGTTCCTTTTAAGAAAGTGGGTGAGAGTAATGCTGATACCAACAGTTAAAGCTAAAGAGTTTGAGAAGTTCGGATTTAAGAAATGCAAGGGCGAATATGGTAAGCAGGGATGTTATTACTTGTGCGTATCAAGAGGCGTAAAAATGCTTTTTGTTAGCGATGTGTATTTTGGTGTTAATGATTGGAGTGATAACGACCCAAGAATACATAAACACGCTAATTGCAGATACAGAGACAACAGAACCTACCTTGATATTATCTACGAGTTAATCAAGGCAGATATGCTTAGAAGCGATTGTGTGAAAGTAGGTGGCAATGATGAAGATTGGAGAAACGAGGAAACTTAGTATGACACAGGACGGACAATTTGAATTAACAGACTTTTTAGGTAAGATGATTGAGAGTAAATCTGTTATGGACTTGACAGCTTGAATAAACAGCCAAGGCAAAGCACAGTATTCACAGATTGGTGAGATTGTAGAAGATGTTTACAACCGTGAAAAAGATGGTGGAGAACTTATTGAAAGGCTCACAAATGCTGTATCGGTGTATGTTCTTAATCAGTCTATGGGGTATATGGATTATTTGTGCGCTGTATCAAAGGAATAAAATCAAACGAAAAAGGAGATTAAGCGATGGCAGACAAGAGAATGTTCTCAAAAAAGTTAATAGATTCGGATGCGTTCCTTGATATGCCAATATCGGCGCAGGGTTTGTTCTTCCACTTGTGCATGAGAGCGGATGATGACGGCTTTGTGGATGCGCCTAAGAGGATTGCAAGGGAATGTCAAGCGTCAAGCGAGGACTTGCAGATGTTGATTGACAAGCGGTATATTTTGACGTTCCCCAACTCTAACGTCATTGTAATTAAGCATTGGCGGCTACATAACACCATACCTAAGGACAGATATAAGCCAACGCTGTACACGGAGGAAAAATCGCAGATAGGTGTTAAGCCTAACGGAGCCTACACAGATGACCCGGCTAAGATGGTGAGCATGAGCACAACCCAAAGCTCAACACCAAGGACAAAGAACACGTTTAACAAGTTTTCACAGAGAGGATATACGGACGAACAATTCAAAGAGATGGAGCGAAAAATAATACAGAAAGGAGATAAAGATGGTGGCTAACGAAATATATTATAAACGCAAGGCGAACCATGAATGTACATATTGTGGAGCTAAACTGCCAGACAATTACAAGTTTTCAAAGTGCGAGAATTGCTTGAAAACTGATAGCGAAATGACTAAATACGCAAGGAAAATAGCACTGAAAGCAGGATTATGCACAATATGCAAGACAAGGAAAGCACGCCCGGGCAGAGTAACTTGCGAAATATGCGGACGAAAGAAATCAGACGAGGTTATGGCACGACGAAAGCGGCTTAAGGCACAAGGGTTGTGTACTATGTGCGGGAAAGTGCCGCGCACAGAAAGCTCCTGCCTATGCGAGGAGTGCAAAATCAAATGGAGGGGGTATAACTATTGATGGCAACAACAATAGCTTTTTTGACCGGAACGATATTATCGGCTATGGCAACATTCCTGATAGTAGGAGCAAGCAAAAACAATACGATTATTGAAGCATACGAAGAGGGCTACAGAGATGGATTAAATGCAGTCGGAAACGGAGCAAAATATGACGAGGTTCGCTGACAATCTTCGGGTGCTTATGGCACGGCAAAAGGTGTCACAATTTAAGCTTGCCAGTGATTTAGGCTTGTCTCAGGCACAGGTGAGCAAGTATTTATGTCACAAGGCATACCCTAGACCGCATACGTTAGATAAGATAGCAACATACTTTAGTGTGAGTGTTGATGAGCTGGAATGTGAAAGAATGTGAAGAAAAGAGGGAAAATAGGAGGAATAATGGCTTATGAAGCTGTCGAAGCTGACTAAGCCGGAGCTTGATGAAATTATTAACAACGCCAACTTCACAGAAGAAGAGATTGAAGTTTTTAAACTTCTTGCAAGAGGCAAAACGATAACGGAGATTGCACAGCAAGTATCGGTATGCAATCGGACGGTGAACAGGCGGATTAAAAAAATTAAGTCAAAAATCAGCAGATTGGAGGGGTAATCATGGTGATTGTGACACAGAATGGCAGGGAGATTAAGACAGGCGAAATCAAATTGCCGGACAAGACCAAAGAACTGATTGCATCAATAATTGACAATCAGTAAATATGAGCGTAAAATGTGCCGTAACGCGATAAGTACGGCACATTCTTTTTAAGAGGAGGTTAAACGATGGAATGTGTTGCGTACATGAGAGTATCAACGGAGAAGCAAGCCGAAGAAGGTAACGGATTGGAAAGTCAAAAGAGGGATATTCTCGACTACTGCTCCAAGAATGAGCTGATTGTGACAGATTGGTATGTTGACGATGGTTACACCGGGGCAAATATGAACCGCCCTGAGCTTCAAAGGCTTGTTGCTGACTGTAAGCATAAGAGAATATACTGCGTGGTGGCTTTTAAGCTCGACAGATTATCAAGGAATATGATTGACGGTCTATATATGATTGAGAAGATATTCCAACCGAACGGCGTACAGTTTAAGTGCGTACACGATAGTGTAAGCTATGATAGCCCGATGGAACAGGCTTATACTCAGATGATGGCAGTTTTTGCACAGCTTGACAAAAATACAATGATGTTGCGTATGCGTGGCGGTATGCTTGAACGTGTCAAGCAAGGTTACTGGTCTGGCGGCGGCAACTTGCCTTATTGCTATTCTTACGACAAAGAACAAGGCATATTAATACCCATTCCAGAACGAGCAGAACAAGCAAACAAGGCACTTGAACTTTACATAAGAGGATATTCGGACGTAAAAATCTGTAAAATATGTGGGTATAAAGGTGAGAAAGTTGTCAGGCAGATACTCACAACACCAGTAAATGTCGGTATGATACCATACAAGGGCAAGATATATCAAGGTTTGCATGAGCCTATATTCAACAAGGAGCAGTTTGAACTTGCGCAACAGTTGAGAAAATCTCGAAGCTGCAATAAAGCAAGTTGCATAACTGAACCTAACCTATTGACCGGGCTGTGTTATTGCGGTGTGTGTGGATGTGCCATGCGATATCAGAAGTGGACGCACGGAAAGCACAAGATATATTGCATGTCAAGAAATAAGGCTATGTCTTATCTGCCAAACCACAACCCGGACTGCAATAATTCACTCGAATGGGCGGACGATATAGAGGAGCAAGTCGAGAAAGAAATGCTCAAAATATCGCTTGACTTATCATCGTACAAGCCTAAGGAAAAGGAAACAAAGCTTGATATTATGCAGTCACAGCTTGACAAGGAACAGGCGAAATTGAAAAGGCTTTACGGCTTGTATGCGGATGGCAACGACACAGTGTTGAGCATGATTAAAGAGCTTGAAGCAAATATATCTGCGATTAAGGAGAATATATCGGAAGAACGGAAAAACTTTTCCGTCAAGCAGAAGAACACTATTGTATATGATGAAATAAAAAAACTTGCCGATGTTTGGGACAGCATCGACAAGAAGCAAAAAAATATGATACTTAAAACTATAATTGACAAGATAATCATTGTCAATGGCAATATTGAGATACAGTTAAAGAATTTTTAGCACTTACTGTATGCGGTTCCTATGGCGGTATGCTAGTGCTAATGCCGTATTTATCGCGTTTTTTCAAAGAAGGAAATTGGATATTTGTCGCTTTTATGTCGCCAAGCTGTCGCTTTAGGCGGCTTTTTTTATGCCAAAATATAAGCAAAAGGAGGGATAACCGATGTTGTCAGATAAGGTAATTGAGAAGATTTTCGCGAAAGAGGAAATTCAAAAAGCAGACCTGATGACGGTATCTCTTATTATCCACGCAGTTGGCGAAGCTATCGAGGAGGTAGAAGAAGAAAATGCAAATGAACAGTCCTCAATACAACAATCCTTATAACATTCCGAGCTATTATCCACAGCAGTACACAGGTTATCCACAATACTTACAGCAAATGCAGGCGGCAAGGTATCAGCCTCAGGAACAGCCGCCGGTGCAGATGCCCGGAGCATATCAGCAACAGCCAGTAGGCATCAATGGGCGAATGGTACAGTCTGTCGAAAACATCAACGCTAATGAAGTGCCTATGGACGGCTCAATGGCATTCTTCCCTAAGCAGGATATGTCGGAGATATACGTCAAGGCTTGGGACGCTAACGGACTAATCAAGACGATTGTGTATAAGCCCCAAATAGACAATAAATCTGTGCAAGCGGTAAATACTTCACTTGATACGGAAAAACTCAAAATTGACCTATCAGAACAAGCCACAGCAGGCATTATGCAACGCTTTGATGACTTATCGGCGAAGATTGAGCAGTTGGAAAACAAGGTAGCTTTAGGGACGCAGAGAAAAACTTCGCAATCGCAAAGCAAAAAGGAGAGTGACGAGGCATGATGAACCCAATGCAATTAATTCAAATGATACGTGGCGGCAATCCACAACAGTTCATACAGCAAATAATGGGGAATAATCAGATTATGTCAAACCCTATGGCTAAAAACGCTATCGGCATGGCACAACAGGGAAACACTAAGGGTATTGAACAGCTTGCAAGGAACTTGTGCAAGGAAAAAGGTTTAAATGCCGATGATGTATTTAATCAGATAAAAACCAGATTTAATAATTAGTAGCATATTAGATGTCTTTGCAAATTACCTGGGTGACATCTTTATGAATAAATTAATGGAGGTAACTAATATGTTTAATTCAAATTGTGCCAGTGTACCACTTGTAGCAAGCATTGACGGCAACAGTAATAACAATGGCTGGGGAGATGGCGGATGGCTTTGGTTCATTGTCGTAATCTTTGCAATATTTGGTGGCTGGGGCGGTGGCTTTGGCGGATTTGGCGGTAATGGTGGAGCATTACAGGGATATGCGACACAGGCTGATATTCAGAGAGGCTTCGACAATTCGGCAGTTATCAGCAAGTTAGACGGCATTTCCAACGGACTTTGCGATGGATTTTACGCTATGAATAACAGTATGCTCACAGGCTTTAATGGCATAAATACAAACATTATGCAGACAGGCTACGGCATCCAGCAGGCTATTAACGCTGATACAGTCGCTAATATGCAGAATACAAATGCTTTACAGTCACAGCTTGCCAACTGTTGCTGTGAGACAAGAGAAGCCATTCAGGGTGTAAACTACAATATGGCAACTAACACCTGCGCTTTACAGAATACAATGAATAACAACACCAGAGACATCATTGACAGCCAGAACGCAGGAACGAGAGCTATCCTTGATTTCCTGACAAATGACAAGATTGCAACATTACAGGCAGAGAACAATGATTTACGCAGAGCTGCTTCACAGGATAGACAGAACGCACTTCTGACTTCTGCCATGAGTGCACAGACAAATCAGATTATTGATGCAGTAAGACCTACACCGGTCCCTTCATTCCCAGCTTCTAACCTTTATGGTTATGCATATGGATGTGGTTGTAATACCGGCTGTAATTGCTAAAACTGAATAATTGAGTATCTTAATTGAGTTTAACTCGATTATGTCTGCTAAGCAGTATTACTTATAACCCAAGGGCAGACTATAATGTTTGCCCTTATTTTTATGAAAGAGAGGAAATAAAATGGCTGAATTTTCAAGCGTTGCAACACAGACAGTTGCAGTAAACGGAAATGTATTATTTACAGATACACCAACATCAATTTGCAATAAAGGATATATCACGCATAGAACTGGAAGTGGTTTAATCAATGTCAAGGGGGCAACGAACGCTTGCAGGGCAAAGTACAGAGTGGAATTTAACGGAAATATTGCAGTTCCTACAGGTGGAACGGCAGGAGCTATATCACTTGCGATTGCGATTGAGGGCGAGCCAGACTTGTCAACACTTGCCATTTCTACCCCGACAGCCGCAGAAGCATTTAACAATGTATCTATGGCTACTGATGTATGGCTTCCTTGCGGTTGTTGTCAAGCAGTTTCCGTTAAGAACACATCTACGCAGGCTATAGACGTTGCTAATGCTAACATTACTATAAATCGCATTGGCTAGTTTTATTCTTTAAGTAGTTGACTATAAGTTCTTCAAGAATTTCAGAAACCGAACGATGTTCTTTAATGGCTTGTATTTTGATTTTTTCAAGAAGCTCATTGCTTATTGTTGTTGTAAATTTTATTTTTGACATATTATATTCTCCTTTTTGATTTTTACTATACCATAAATACGTATTGACGTAAACCCTCAAAATTGATACAATATACGTAAATAAGTATATACGTATTAAAGGAGAATTGGACATGGCTTTTAAAAAAGGAATGACGGCATATAATTTTGATGATTTAACAGGCAAGACATTTAACAGGCTAACAGTTATTAAAAGAGTATATAGGAATAATAGTAAAAAAGTATATTGGAAATGCAGATGTGTTTGCGGAAAAGAAACAATTGTTGAAAGTTCAAAACTCAAAGGGGGATATACCAAAAGCTGTGGGTGTCTTAACGATGAAAATCGAAAACGCCATATAAATGAACTGACTACGCATAATATGAGTAACAGCAAATTGTTCGAGGTTTGGTGTGCCATGAGAAGAAGATGTGAAAACAGAAAAGATAAAGCGTATAAGTGGTATGGTGCTAAAGGCGTCAAAGTCTGTGGTGAATGGCAAGGAGAAGGCGGTTTTCAAAATTTTTATAATTGGTCTATAAAAAATGGGTACAAAGAAAATTTATCTATAGATAGAATAGATTTTAACGGAAATTATGAACCGTCAAATTGTCGCTGGATTACACAAAAAGAGCAATGTAATAATACAAGCAGAAATATTTATGTCGATTACTGTAGAGAGAGAAAGACGTTAAGTGAATTATGTGAGATGTATAATCTTAAATACGGAATTATGTACCATAGAATTTTTGATTTAGAGCTTCCATTTGGAATTGCTATGAATTTAAGTGGATGCCAAAAAGCAAATTACAACGGCAAAGAAACTGATTTGAGATATATATCAAAAGTAGAAGGCATCGAGTATAAAATTTTGTTAAGAGAAGTATTGGTAAATAAAAAAGATATAGAACAAATTATATCAGAATATGGAGGAAAATAAATTGCATATCGAAAGAATACACAGAATGATTGAATGTCTCACGGAAAAGACGCTGTCCGAACTTGATAAAGGCATCGAAAACGTAAATGTTGAGGAAATGTCTGAAGCTGTGGATATGATTAAGGATTTATGCGAAGCTGAATATCGTGCTGTTATTGTCAAGTCGATGAAGAAGGCTGATGAAGAGGAAGAAGAGTACAACAAAGAACTTCTCAGAATGCTCAAAACCGAATATGGCGAAGAGGGTGGCAGACGCTACTACGATGAATACCGCTATATGCGTACTGGCAGGTACGCACCAAAAGGCAAGGGCAGTTATGTAGGCAGACGTGGTTATGAGGAACCGCCATATTGGCACAGATACCCGGGCGATATGACGGATATGGATTATGACAGCATAGAGCGCATGAGAGACATGGATAGATTGAGCCGGGGCAAAATGTATTACACCGACATGTCAGACCGCATGGGAATGATTGACCAGCCGAGAAGCGGCAGCTCTACGGAACGTGATATGCGTGAGGGCAGAAGCGGCATAAGCCGCAAGCATTACATGGAAGCTAAGGAACAGCACAAGGCTAACACCCAGCAGGACAAGGATGCGAAAATGCAGTCGCTTGACGAGTACATGAGGGAGTTGAGCGCTGATATGACGGAGCTTTTAACCGACATGACACCTGAGGAACGCACAATGTTAAAAAGCAAGATGTCAGTGCTTATGACCAAGATTTGATTTTTAGAGGTAGGGGCAGAAATGCTCCTACCATTGTGAGGTATAACATGCTTACAATCAACGGCATTAACTGGAACTTAATATTCGTCAACAATTCAAGCCCCGACTTATTGCGTTCAGACGGCACTACAAGCCTTGCTGTGACCGATTGGAACCGCAAGAGTATATTTGTATCACTAGCACCTAGAGGGGATTATTTAAGACGCGTAATCGCTCACGAACTATGCCATGCGTTTTGTTTTAGCTATGGCGTATCAATGCCGATTGAGCAGGAGGAATACCTTGCAAACTGGATAAGCTTGTACGGAACTGATTTGATTTACTTGCTTGATAATATTATGTCAAGCTTATCTCGGAGGGCAGTATGACAGCAGAACAGTTATTAGAGTACATCCGGAGAACTAACCCGGAAATGACCATGGAACGTATGCTATACGAACTTAGCCAAAGCATATATACGGCTAAGGCTGTGGTTTTTACTGCACAGAATCAAGTCAAAAAATAATGCAAAAATTTTTAATCGCCCCCACCAATGGAAATGAAAAATAAAAAATCGAAGTCAAATTCTTGCGAAATTTGGCTCCGATTTAGTGTCATTTTGTCTAATATTCTCAATATTTTTCAAAAAATTTCCCTAAAATTTTCGGGTCAACATTTTTGGTACGCCCCTATACCCGAAACGCAAAATATAAAAACCGATTTACGATTTTGTCAAAATTTGGTTCTGATTTGGTGTTGTTTTTGAGCCAAAAACAACTCTGTATGACAGCGGGACCAGTAGAATGTCACACCCAAAGTCGCCCGGCTCTGCCTATGACAACGAAGTTAGGCACAACAAACAGACCACCAAACAGCATCACGTTACAAGCTGCCGCTCATTAAGGGTGCAGTTGTCCGCTTGATGATAAAATAGCACTTCGATTTTAATTTGTCAAGGAACGACAAAAAGAGAACTTCTGAAAGTTCTCTTTTCAAACAAATTATAGACCATAAAACTCTAGAATACGTTTTTTTCGCTCTTCTGAAACCTCATCATTAATTTTATAACGAGCTAGCCTGTTGTCGTCCTCCTGTATTTTTTCAATGAAAATCCAGTCGCATCCGGCAACAACTGAAACGTGCTGGCTGCATTCCCATGAACGTCCGATAACTGCATACATCAACGTCTCAACTTCTTTTTCAGGCATGTTGCAGACGTAAACAGCGCGCCCGTAAGCGTTACTTGACACGATTGTGCCAAGTAATTCAGTGGTCGGAGCTGCACACCCTCCTAAGTTGATAATATCAAGCCTTTTTTCAAAACTCATTTCTAATACCTCCATATATTTAATTATCTAGCCGACTTTATCGGCTGAAAAGTGACGGACGGAATCGAACCGCCCACGTTGGCACCTGCCGTCACTTGACTATTCCGCCAAAATAGTTCTAGCCATATTAAACACCCAACGCCTGTTACGACTATGGTGTTTAAAATCGCCGTCTTTGGCGATTATTCGTCCGGTGTTCTCGTATTTTAACTGTATGACAGTTAAATATCTGTCAAGCAGCTCATCCGGGCATTTTAAACACTCGATAGCGTTTTCTATCGTGAATTTGTCGCTACTGCGGTATACACCCTCGATACGAACACCCTTCTCAGCTTCTAGCCTTTCCAATTCTTGTATAAGCTCTCCTTTTGTCATAAAAAATCCTCCTCATAATGTTAAATTTTTTAAATCCCCTAAGGGAGAAAAGCAACCCGGGGAATCGAACCCCGGCAGTGCGCCGCCTCCGGCGGTTGCTTTTTAATCAGTCTGCCCACTCGACACGTTTTAATTCACCGGTTCTCGTGCTGTGGTACCAGCTCTTACCGCCTACACTGAACGTCAGCTCGAACCATGTACATCTGTCTTCGTGTTCGTGGTCGTAACTGCCCTCGAGTACTGAGATTAGGTTTGCAGACGGAGTAAAACCGAACTGTTTTTTAAAGGCTGCCCTTATTGTATTTTTAACGTCTACAAGCTGTAAATCTGTCATAATTGACTACCTCCTTGTTTTTGGGTACAACAAACACATGTTCTGTATCTGCTCTATTTCCCTTTCGTTGATATTATAATAGCATATATAATGCACTTATACAATATGCAACATTCACAAATAATGCACTTATATGTTGTGCAAAGTGTATAATGCACTTATAAACTTGACAACCTCATGCACTTATATTATAATGTGAGCATTAAAAGACAGGAGGTATTATTATATGAATAAAATAGACGAGCCTAAAACACCACAGTCACAGCGTGACGCTGTACGGCGATACGAGAAGAACAACGACCGTATTAATGTCATATTTCCAGCAGGGACCCGCGCCAAGATGGCGGAGCTTGGAATTGACAAGCCGGGCGCATTCATTAAGGAGGTAGTTGCTGCCGAGCTTGGGCGAATTGAAAAGTATAAAAATAATTAAAAATAATGCACTTATATACTTGACGTTCTAATGCACTTATGATATTATAATGATGTCGGAAGGGAGAAGATAAGAATTTCCGAACGTGTGTTTGTTGCACGGAAAATTAAAATTTAGGAGGATTCAACATGGCAGATGAAGATTTAAGATACCGCGTATTCGCGGATGGCAACGAGGTTGCCGAGTTTGCGGAGTTAAAGGACGCCAAGAGCTGGGCTGTTTCTTTGACAGTCAATTATCACAAGGCAGAAGTGTATGACCTTGTGAGAGAAGCCGTTGTGTACACTATGTATGACGATGGCGAGGAATACGAGGAATAAGAGGAATATTAAAATAAATAAAGGAGAACAAATTATGGACATGAAAATGACAGAGCTGGCAAAGTACATCATCGCAGTAGAGGTGCTAGAGAAAGAGCAGGCTCCACTTAAACAGCGAGTAGGGGACTTGATACACAAGAAGTTCACAGTTGGGTTGACGAGAGAGGAGCAGGAACTCCTCACATTGTCCGACAAGGCAAATCAGCAGTATCAATTGATACTTGCCGACCTGAGACATGTGGCAGGACTGGACAGCATATGCCTATCGCGTGAAGAGCTTGAAGAAGATCACCGAGCCGTAGAAGAAGCTCATGCCTCAGTGAGTGAGTGGCTGGCAGGATATGGCGAATGATAAAAACAAGCCCCGGCGAGGTAATCGTTCCGGGGCTATTTTCATGCTGTAAAGCGCCTATTAAATTAAATAATAATGGCTCCTGCCAAGTCACGACCGATTTAACAACGATACCAAGCGATTAACGGTCGGCACTTCCAGCTCTCACAGCATACATGATTTACGGCTGGTTGTCAACGTATCGGATAGTATATTGATGTATTTTAAGCATTGACAAGTCCACGGCTAACTGGTATTATCATAGACGGGCGAGGGCGACTAACTCATGGCAGTATCGTAGATAGCACATTGACAACCGCATATCTCACACACCTAAAAATTTAGACCAATAACAATCCGTTATGTGGTCTTTTTGTCGTTCTGTTAATATCTTGACAATGTATCTTATTTAATCCCATGTCTTTAAGTTATTTATGTATCGTATATTATTATAAAATTTACTGTCATAGATTAAGAGCCTGAGCCCTTATATGTATTTATTAATATATAGGGCTGCCGGGCACATGGACACAATCCACATCATTACATTAACGTGATAAAATCCGTATACAAACCGTATACATTCCGTTACCAAAGTGTAGCCTAGAGAAGATTAGATAAGATTAGACAAGGAAAGATTAATGAGAATGTATAAATAAATAATCGGTTTTTAAAAGACGTATATAATTATATACTGTATATGCGATTAGTACCAAAGTACTACGCATAAATACCCCAAAGTTATATTTTATATACTTTATGTATATAGTCATGTCACCAATCATGTGATATGATAATCTCATGTGTGAGAGAGATTAAGATTATGATTTGGAGGTGATTATATTATGTGTGACGATAATAACGGTTATGATATTCAGACAATCAGGACTGTTGATGATATGAGAATTGTAGCTAGTGATATAGTCACTAATTACTGTGATAGACATAACATTGATGAGAACGATATATTTCCGTCTATATGGGCTGACATAATTACAGAGTTAAACATATTATTATTTGCTCCATGCAATAAAGTACTTAAAAAAGTAGACGGTATTCATAATGAGTATGACATAGACAAAGTTGAATATGTTTATAATTATATATATAAGCGTCTGTGTAATAGTCATTGTCAAGAGGTGACTATTAAGGGCTTTCTTGATATGTCTGGTATAAATAGACAGACGTTGTATGATTGGTCGAACGGTGTACTTGGTTCTCAGCGTTCCGATTTGGCTAAAAAAATAGCCGAAGATAACGAAGAGAGCCTATTTAACCTGATGAAAGATAGAAGGCTTAATCCTATGAAAGTGTTACCTAAGTTAAACAGATACCACGGTTGGAATATGCCGGGAGCTAGAGCGGAGAGAACGGAGAGAGAAGCCCTTGGAGCTGATGCCCTGATACAGCTCGGACAGCAGCCGAGACCGCTTGAGTTGTCCGATAATAGTTCCGCGATTGACAGTAATAATTGATGTTTTATCACATGGAGTTGTCACACAATTCTATACAATTCACAAATGCCCTATTTACAAGGGTTTGCGGATTTGTGGCTTAATGTCAACTATTCGCAAAAGTTAGGTTTAACGAATAGTTAAGCAAAACAGAATGGAATAATAACGCTATTGCATGAATTGTTTGAGAATTGTGTATAAACAGACTGATGGCACGGGACCAGACCGGGTGGGGGTTATATGGTTGCTAGATACGCCCCCTCTAAGTGCCAAAAACTCCGACAAAAATAAAAAGCCATGGCATAGATAGGGTAGCTCCCAACAAGCTATAAGCCTTAATAGCTTCTATGCCATTCACAATAAGGCAAATATCAGAAAGGCAGGTATAAGCGATGAATGAGTTGAAGATTTTTGGGAAAAAGGATTTTTGTAAGATAAAGGATTTTCAAAAAGAAAAGCCAAACTCGGTTGTAGGGATTATATATGTGATAGGATATAACAACAGTTTTTGCAAAATTGGTATGTCTTCGTTGCCGGCAGATAGAACATTGGCTTTACGTCATTATATTTCTGACTATATGCAGATGTCAGTTGACAAGATAGCTATAAGCAGCTGGCACACAAATTACAAGCAAAACGAAAAACTATTACATGAAAATTTTTCAAGTTGTCGTATACCGAATACTGAATTGTTTTCATGTGATATCCAAGAAGTTACTGAATTTATACAAAATGATGGCATCAAGTTTGAAGATAATTCTGAAGAGATTTTGAAGAATATACAAAGAGGTAGCGATGCAGTTGTTGAATTTGGAAAAGCTATCATGCGGGGCGATTTTGAGCAGAAAAGCGAAAATACTTTTGATGAAAAATACAATAAAATGTTAAAAGAGTCAAATAAATTAACTGACGAAATCCTTTTTTCGGCGAGGTTTTTAGTTGATAGCTATAAAGAAGCATTAGAAACTCGCATGGAAAAAGAACTGAATGCACTTAAAGGGTATTTTGTTGATAAATGGATACAACACGGACTAATAGATAAAGAAAGTGTTTTTGATTCACAGCAAAAAAATGACTGAAAAGCTTTTAATCGGAGGAGTAACAAAATGACAGACAAAGAATATCAGCAGTTGGCAATGAGAACCAACGATGGGCTAAACACAACAAGGCTCACGAATGCAATATTCGATTGCCACACCATAACCATAGCACAGTTAATAAATGGCGCATTAGGGCTTACTGGTGAAGCAGGTGAGGTATCAGACCTCGTGAAGAAAGGCATATTTCATGAAAAAGGCATAGACTTAGAGCATCTCAAAAAGGAGCTGGGCGATTGCACTTGGTACTTGGCAATGATATGTGACGCTTGCGGATTTACGCTTGATGATGTCATGCAGACAAACATTGATAAGCTCAAGGCACGTTATCCTAAGGGTTTTGACACATACAGGGCTAACAACAGGGCGGAGGGTGATATATGATAACGGATTTGGTAGTATTTGGAATTTTATGTGCGCTTGAAGCTCCTGCATGGTGCTTCGTGGCAATCGGTATATCGGTTTTAATCAAGGTAATCAGCTTCGGCATGAACTTAGGCGCTAAGCAATCAGAAAAAGCCTTAAATGAGGCAATAAAGAGGTCGTTAGATGAAATATCAAGGCAGAGAGATAAATGATGAGTGCTCACGTTGCGGCAACATATTTGAGTGTGTGCTATTCCTTAAAGGCCACGGCATAGGCACAGAGCGTGAGCGTGTGGCAGATATGATTAAATGCCAATTTGAGCACAAGGAAAGGCATGATAAAAGCAATGGGGATAATTAGATTTCTCAGTCTGACAGCTTTAGGTATATTTATAATCGGCATAATAATAGTGCTCATAATGATTTTTGCCATAGGCATAAGGACACTCATACAGATGTTCCAAGACATGTAATTTTGGGCTATCGTCAAGTGGTAAGGCACAGCACTTTGACTGCTGTATTCGTGGGTTCGAATCCCACTAGCCCAGTTTGGTCATGCAAATGACCATCGGACTTTTAAGTCATGTTGTTTCATAAACTCCACCTATTAGCGGAATGCTGTTAAGAGCCGTCACAAGGCTCGATAGGTTTTCGGGTTTTGTTGCTGTAGTTACCCGGCGCTCCATAACACGCTAAAAGAATAGCAACAGTGCGGACAACATAAGCCGGGAAGCTTGCGACGCTGCTGGTTCTCGCTGTCGCCCAGTCTGCACTTACGGGATATAGTTCAGCTTGGCAGAACGCTCCACTTGGGATGGAGAGGTCGTAGGTTCAAATCCTGCTATTCCGACTGCCTCGAATGAGGCGCAAAGCAATACCCCTTTTGATTCAATTTTCGTGCAGCCTTGCTACCGCTCGGCAAGTAAAACAAAGAGCGGACATGACGCATTAGTCAAGTGGTTAAGACACAGCCTTTTCACGGTGGAGACGTGAGTTCGATTCTCTCATGCGTCACTTAGACGTAAATTGTCTGTTGGTGTGTAGCAAAATAGGTAAACGCAAGCAAAGAAGCTGATTGATAGCATGTTTGCCAAGTAATAAGCGGGGATTGTCCGTAATTAGCAACAAGCAGCTTTCAGAAATCAATCATGTGTGGTGCAAATCCACACCGCATCAATCTTTTAGTATTGACACTGAATTACGGAGGACTGCAATGGACTATTTTAGCATGTATAGAGATATATGGACATTCCACAAGAAGTACATCGACAAGATAAAGTTTGCCGATGATAAGATGTGGGCTGAAATAGTAGCAGAAAGTAGCGAACTCTGTAAAAGATATGATAACTGTGGGTTTATTTTGTCATTGGCAGTGAACGAGGTGAATGAGTTTGAGGAGATTAGCAAATCTGTACATCCGATACAAGACTAAAAATTTAAAAAGAATACCATTGTTTACGATGACATTCAATTATCCAAAGTATAAAGCTGAGGGTAAAAAATATAGCTGCATGCTTTACGCACACCCTTATATTGCACAAGACGAATTTGTAAAGAGCAAATTACAGGAAGTTGTTGACCATATCAGAGATAACTATGATTTAGACATTTTTACGAGGATTTGAGGTGTGCGTATGTGCGAATTTTGCAAAGACATAGGAATTGGATTGCCGGACTGGGATTTTTTACCAAAAGAGGACGAAGATATAGTGCCGTCTGGTGATGCAATAGAAATCAGAAAAATTATGAATAAGAACGCCCTTGTTTTTACAAATAGTGCAAACGAGTACGGAGTAGGAGCATTAAATATCAATTATTGCCCTATCTGTGGCAGAAAGCTGGTGTAATATGTGCAAATTTTGCAGCAATAAGCCGGAGGCTATAATCTTAAGTACGGAACAAAGCGGTGTAATGGGTGAAAAAATAAAAATCTGTGAGGCTAAAATACAGGACAATGGATTGGTGCTGGAAATGGTTTTTGACAATTTGCCTTCAAACCTTAGGTTTTCGGTTTTAAAAAAGAAAATATTTTATTGCCCTATGTGTGGTAGAGAGTTGGTGAAAGAATGAACGAATTTTTAAAATTTTTTGACGATAAAGCAAAAGACTTCCCTATGCACCTTCAAATCACTTATAGTAAAATATGCGATTGGAATATTTTGATTTATAAAAAAGGCTGTGCTGATGATTATCCTGAGGCTAAGCATGACGGCGAAGATGTAATAATTGTCAATGAAAGTGATTGCGACATGGAGCTTTGCTTTGCTAAGGCACATGTAGAGCTAAAAGAATGGCTTTCGGAATTTAATGGCGGATATTAAGGCGGTGTAAGAATGAAAGAAACTATTTTATATATTTCTGATACTGAAAAAGATATCGTTAAGTACTTAGAAAGCTTTCAAAGATATTTAGAAGGGCATGAAATTTTATGTTCATTAGATAAAAAAAATAGAATTTTAAAAACGCAAAATTACGATATTGTCGGCAAAAACATTTTCGGTAATTTGCTTGGGGCTGGCTACGGATATTGCGTATATTACTGTTTTTCAGATAAGATTAGTAAATTTCAATATTTTGCAACGCAAAGAAAAAGAATGGAAGAAATTTTGATGCATGTAAGAAAAGGGGCAAAAGAAATATCGGAATATGGCATTTTGTGTATGGTTGTGTACGGGTTGGAGGATTGGGAAATATGAAACATCAAAAAGAATGGCACACTTGCGATAGGTGCGGTGCAGAAATAAACGAAAATGAAAGAAGTATGTTTCTGAAAAAGGTTTATAGAATAAGCGGACTTTTAGTCAGAAAATATGCTTATGAAAAGGTAAATGCCTTTGACTTATGCCCTAAGTGCAGGAAAGATTTTGAGAGGTTTATGAGGAATGAATGATTGTTCAAAATGTAAATTCAGCGAAGAAGATTATATTTTCGATGAAGAAACAGGAGACGAATACCCCTTTTACATTTGTAGCAAAGGAAACGACACAAGCTTAGATTATGAGTGTAAAGATTTTAAGGAATATAAGCCAAAGAAATATAAAGAAAAAGATACAAAGTGCGATAAATGTGAGCATCTTGAGATTTGCCTTGATAAGGGCAATGTTATTGATTGCAAGACAGTTTGCGATACAAGAAGTCATTATATAGGTGGCAGAATGGGGTGTGTTAAAAATGAATGATTGCAACTTAACTACATGCCGCTACAACAAAGACAATAAATGCACAAATAATGAAAAGAGAAATATAAAGCATATCGGCGATGAGGATGACAAGCCGATAGAAACATCTGAATTACACGATATGACTATTGGTGTTGATGTTTCTGTTGATGCAGTTAATGAGTACGCAAAATCAATCTTAGGAAGATACCCTAAAGACAATATAGAGTTTTCAAGAGCTTTAGCAGTGAAAGTCCTAGAGGAAACAAAATCATTAGCGAATAGTGAAGAAAAGGGGTGAGATTATGAAAATATCAGAAATGAATAACTGTATTGAAGAAATGCGTAAATGCTACAACTTTGATGACGATAAGACAGAAATAATGGTTGGAGATGCGATAAGCAACTCTACAAGATGTGTAAATGTATATACAAAGGATGAAAACGGAACACAAATTGAAATGAAAAGGTATGCAGATGAATTAGTGGAGAAAAGGAGTTGAAATTATGAAAAAGTTATTTGTAAGCGTGCCAATGAAAGGCAGAACAGAGAAAGAAATCAAAGCTAGCATTCAGAAAATGAAAAAGATTGCTGAAATATACGAGGGCGAGGAATTAGAGCTTATCGACAGCTACATTGAGGATAACCCACCTAAAGACAGCAAAGAAGCTGTATGGTATTTAGGTGAAAGCCTTAAGAAGCTGGCACAGGCTGATGCATTTATGGGAATATGTGAGAACTACGAATGGAACGGATGTAGCATTGAAAGAGAAACAGCGGAAAAATATGGCATTAAAACATATATGATTCCAGCACGGTATGTAATTGATGATTATAATGCACTTTTGAATAGATTGCATACGAATTGTTGGAATGCAATGCCAACAGCCTAATAAAATATTTCCCGGCTAACAAACGGAGTTAGTCGCTAACCTAGAAAAATTATAGGCAGAGGTCTATAAGCGCCTTTGCTGTGAAAGCGAGGTGCTTTTCTTTTGGCATCTGAATATCTGAAGCAAACAATCCAAGGATACGAAAACTACATAAAGCAAAGCGGAATAGATGATAAGGTAATCGGAGCATACATAGACGCGTCAAAAACGGCGTATCTGAACGAAAAGGATACAGAGTATGGGTTAAAGATTTCTAAGCGCTCTAAAGAGCTTATAGAACAGTATGTGCTAAGTTTGGCTAAGATGTCTATATGGGATTTGGATTCACTGGCTAACCAAACAAAGAAAAATTACCAAATCCTTGACAAGTACTATGACTTGTTGAAATTAGAGGCACCATATCTTTTCCACAGTTATCTACTGTATCTCGAAAAAAATAGGCAAGAAGAAGAAAAATTTTATGCCCCGAAAATGGAACAGTTAAACAGGCATGGTCTGATTCAAGCTTTACAAGACCTCGAAGATGATAAGCTTGACCTTTTATCTATCTCAATGCCACCCGGCACACAGAAAACCACGTTAGAGAAGTTTTTTTGTTCATGGATAATAGGTAGACACCCGAAAGATTATAGCTTGTTTTTCTCACACTCTGACGACATTACAAGAATGTTTTATGATGGAGTTCTTGATATAACTACCAATAGCGAAGAATACACATGGAGCGAAATTTTTCCTGACGTAAAACTGCAAAATACAGATGCAAAAAGACAGCGTATCAATTTTGACAAGCCAAAAGCGTTCTCAAATATACAATGTACATCTGTCGGCAGTAAGAATGCCGGTAAGGTTAGATGTAACAGATATTTGTATTGTGATGACCTTGTTAGTGGCATTGAGGAAGCACTTAATAAGAAAGCACTTGATAAGCTGTGGCGTATATATGGAACTGATGCAAGGCAAAGAAAGCTGAATGAGCAAGTTAAGGAAATCCATATTGCTACACGTTGGAGTGTACACGATGTTATAGGGAGATTACAAAGAATTTACGCCAAAAGCGACAGGGTCCGTTTTATCGCGGTTCCTGATATTGACCCGGTTACAGGAAGAAGTAATTTTGACTACAAATATAATGGAATGTCGGTTGAGTTTTTCCACGACCAAGAGCTTACTATGGACGATATTTCATATCGTTGTTTGTACAAAAATGAGCCAGTTGAGCGTGAAGGACTACTTTACCATGATGACGACCTTAGACGTTTTATGTCAATGCCACTTAGGGAGCCGGATGCAATCCTCGGAATCTGCGATGTTAAGAACAAAGGAACCGACTTTATGTTCTTGCCTTGTATGTACCAGTTCGACAACGATTTTTACTTGGTTGATTGCATCTGCGATGATACGACAGATTACGGCATACAGTATAGCCGCTTATCTAACATCATTGTAGACCACAAAATGCAACAGTGCGAGTTCGAGAGTAATTCAGGAGGAGACAGAGTATCCTATGAAGTTGCTCAAAGAGTTGAAAAAATGGGTGGAAGATGCAATATCACAGATAAGCCGACCGAGACAAACAAGGAAACAAGAATTATTGTTAATGCCGATTGGGTCAAGAAACACGTCCTTTTCAGGGACAAAGAAAAATATAAGCCTAAAGAAGATTACGGAGTTATGATGTCATGGCTTTTGACTTATTCAGTAGTCGGCAAAAATGACCATGACGATGTGCCGGACGGCTTGGCTAACTTTTGCCTTTTCGTTACAAGAGGTAGCTTAGTAGCTAAATGTGAAGCAGCAGTTAATCCATTCAGGAGGTGACACTATGACGACAAAAAGTATCTTATCGCAATATATCGACATTAAAGATGAAATCAGGGAAGTAAGAGCCAAAATTGACCGATTGGAAGCAGATATTCAGAGGATAGAGGACGGAGAGAAAGTTGTTGACAGTGTCACTGGCGGTCTTGGCGGCACGCAGCATTTCCGGATTGAGGGCATTCCATATCCTGAATATAGTCGCAAAAAGACTTTGCTTTATTCAAGGAAAACCACTTTACAGTTGCTTGAAGATGATTTGCTTACAAAGACAAACGAAGTCGAACAGTTTATAGCGAACATACCTGATAGCCGCATGAGAAGGATAATAAATCTCAGGTACCTCGAAAATATGTCATGGAATAAGGTCGCAGACCATATAGGCGGTGGCAATACAGAGGACAGCGTAAGGAAAGCATGTGAGAGGTTTCTGAAAAGCAACTAAAGTTGTCCGATATGTCCGCTTGACGATATGTTATAGTTATACTTGGAAAGTTCGTTCAAGAGCTTAATATTCACTCCTCTTAGGGAAAGCATCGTCTTAATGGCGGTGCTTTTTTGCGTGAAAGGAAATTATGGGAAACGATAAAAAGAAAATATACTGTCCACAATGCCACCGCCGGGTTGCGGAGTGGGACGGAAAATATTCGGGAAATATAATAGTTGGTTGCCGTAAGTGCCACAAAAAGGTTGTGTATTACACAAATACAGGCATTACGGACATAAAGCCATGGGAGCCAAGAAAAACGGCAAGTGGCATGACATATTTTTAAGGAGCAGATAACTAATGAACCGTGGAACACTTCAAGACCTTGTTAGAGGTTGCTATGGGCGAAAAATTGCATACACCGATGTAGATACAATAACTGCTAACAATGTTTTTAAGGTTATTGGAAGTACTATTGGTATATTTAATTGGAATAAACCAATAATTAAGTATCTGTGGGACTATTACAAAGGCGACCAACCAATATTATACAGGCACAAGCTAAATAACGAAGATATTACAAACAAGATTGTAGAGAACCACGCATATGAAATTGTCCAATTCAAGGTAGGACAGACATATGGTGAACCAATCCAGTTTATAAGCCGCAAAGATGATGAGACTATCAATAAAGCTGTTGATATGCTTAATGATTTTATGGCAGATGCCAATAAACAAGAAAAAGACATTAAAGCTGGAGAATGGCAATCAGCAACAGGAACATCCTTTAAGGCTGTCCAACCTAAAAATGGCGATGTGCCATTTAGAATTGTAGCACCCACACCAATGAATACTTATACTGTCTACAATGAAAGCACAGAAGAACCTATGCTTGTTGTGCAGGAACTTAAAGACGAGGACGGAAATTGGTATAAAATGGCATTCTCCGACACCACATCATTCAGAATTGTTGACAGCAAAGTAGTTGAAGCAAAACTACATACATATGGTGAAATTCCTATCGTTGAGTTTCCTAATAATCACGAAAGAATATCCGATATTGAGCTTGTTGTAGGTATGCTTGATGCTATCAATAATATGCAGTCTAACAGAATGGATAGCATACAGCAGTTTGTCGAGTATTGGGTTAAGTTTGTGAACTGTGAAGTTGATACAGAAACTTTCAATAAAATGAAAGAGAGCCATGCTCTTGTTGTTAAGTCTATCAATAAGGACAACAAGTCCGATGTAGAGATTATGACACAAGAGCTTAATCAGACACAATGCCAAGTTGCTAAGGAAGATTTGTGGGATAACACATTATCTATATTGGCTATACCAAACAAGCAGGGCAACACAGGTGGAGATACTCAAGGAGCGGTCGAGTTAAGAAATGGATGGGATTTCTCTAAGACGAGAGCAAAGCTAAAAGACCCCATTGTTAAATCATGTGAAAAGCGATTGGCTGTAGTGGTTCTTAATATATTAAGACTTGCAGGAAATGATTTAAAATTGTCAGTTAGAGATTTTGACATACAAATAAATCACAGTCCGCAGGACAATATGTACACTAAGGCACAAACCCTTACAGTACTGCTTCAAAGTGGAATACATCCGCTTATAGCGATTAAGACAGTAGGATTATGGGGGGATGCAGAAAAAACATTCTTGCTATCAAAACCATATCTGGACAATATATACAAGACTATTGAAAATGCAAAAGAGCAAGAAAAGAAAGCACAGGAGATAGTTAATCAACTCAATAATAATCAGCAAAATAAGGCAGTTATCGAATAACCGGTAGCTGCTTTTATTTTATACATTTTGCACCTATGCGGTAAATAGGAGAGAAACTCAGCAGGAGCGACCTGCGGTAACAAAAGCGTGAGTTTAACGGAGGTAATTATGACAAGAGAAGATGTATTGAAACTGTTTCCGGAAGCAACAGACGAACAGGTTACAAATCTGCTTAATCAGAACAATTCAGAAGTTGCCAAGGAAAAGAACAAGGCGAGCCAGTACAAGGTCAAGGCTGACACAGCAGACGACCTGCAGAAACAGCTTGATGAGCTACAGGCTGGCAACATGACAGAACTTGAAAAGGCAAATAAAGCCTTAGAAACAGCTAATCAGCAGATAGCAGAATTACAGAAGTCTAATGCTATCAGAGACCAGAGAGAAGCAGCTATGACTAATTTTAAGATTACTGCTGAACAGGCAAAAATAGTTGTTAAAGATGATGGAAACCTTGATTACACAGAACTTGGCAAGATTATGTCCGAAAAAGAAACGGCTGCAGCGCAGGCTAAGGAACAGGAGATTGCAAAACATCAGGATATTCCGGGCGGTGGCAGTAATAAAGGCGGTGCAGATAATAAGACAAATGCTGAAAAGATAGCAGAAAGCCTTATATCTAATGCACCTAAGAACAATGACGTTTTATCACATTACATTCAGTAATAACAGGAGGTAAAAAATGGCAAAGGAAATGAATATGCAGTATGAAAAAACTTCATATGCAGGCGATGTTCAGATTATAAAGAGAGAGCCTAATGAAGCAATCCCACTGACACTTGATTTTGATGGTGTAACAACTAAAAACGCACAGGGCAAGAGAATTGTCAAGGCAGGTACACCAATCGGAGCAAATGGCAAGGCTGATAACACAGCCACGGTAGTAGGTATTTTAAGATTTGATGTAACGGAAGACAGACCACAGGGCGTACTGCTTAAGAAAGCATATCTTAACACAAAGGTAGCAGAAGCACATTCTGGCGTTACATATGACGTAGCAGTTAAGACAGCTCTTCCAATGATTGTATTTGAATAATAGCAGGAGGTAAACAGATGTTAATTAATGAAGTATTAGACAGTAAGTCTATTGCATTATCGGCAACAGAAAACGCTAGTAACCAGATACCTTATCTTGGCTTACAGTGGTTTCCAGAAAGAAAGAAGCAGGGGCTTGATTTAAGCTGGATTAAGACACACAAAGGACTTCCAGTATCACTTGCGCCATCTAATTTTGATACAATCCCAACTCTTAGAGCTAGAGAGGGATTAAGCAAGGAAAAAACACAGATGGCATTTTTCCGTGAGGGAATGACAGTCGGTGAAGAAGGAATGCTTGAAATCGAGCGTGTTAAGTCTGCGGATGACCCATATCTTGCTAGTGCTTTATCAAGCGTGTATGACGACACAAATAATCTTGTAAGCGGTGCAGAGGTTGTACCAGAGCGAATGAGAATGTCACTTCTTGCGACAAACGCAGGACACCCGGTAATTGCTATCGTGAGTGATGGCGTTCAGTATGCCTATGATTATGACAAAGATGGTTCATACGCAAAAGACCATTACGCAAAGTTATCTGGCACAAGTATGTGGAGCGATACAACCAATTCAAAGCCACTTACAGACCTTAATAATGCGAGAAAGAAGTTACAGAAACAGGGCAAGATTGCTAAATATGCACTTATGAACAGCAATACATTCCAGTATTTGCTTGATAATGCACAGATAAGAAACTCAATCCTCGCACAGAATCTTACAGCAACTATTGAGGTTGATGACGATACTGTTATTTCAGTAGTACAAAAGAGAGCAAAGCTCACCATCGTACTTTACGATAAGATGTACATTGACGATGATGACAAGGAACAGTACTTCTACCCAGATAACAAGGTCACACTTCTTCCAGAGGGAAATCTTGGTAATACCTGGTTCGGTACTACACCAGAGGAAAGAACAGCAAGACAGGTGGCTGATGTAGATGTAACAGTATACGGCACAGGTATCACAGTCGCTACAAAGACAGAGTACGGACCACCTATGAAGATGTCAACATTTGCTTCCGAAGTTGTACTTCCATCATACGAGAATATGGATAGCACATTCGTATATGAGGTTCATAGCGAAGAGTAGGAGGTACGACTATGAAATACCCATATATAGTAGTTCACAATGGTAAATGGTATAACGCAGGTGAAGAAGTTCCAGAAAACAATAATTCTGGAGCTTCTTTTGATTATAGTAAAACAACCATAAATCGTATGTCTACATCTGATTTACAGGAACTTGCCACAAAACAGGGCATAGAGAACGCAGGCGAAATCAGCGGTGCAGAACTTAAAAAGATGTTAATTGAGAAGTTCGGATTGTAGGAGGGCTTATGCTATACACAACATTAGAACAAGTCAAGATAAGGCTTAAACAATATCACATGGAAACAAAAGAAAATGTTAGTGTTGTGGTATGGGATGAATTAGAGGACAATCCGCACATCGAACAGCTTATTGAGCAGGCAAGGCAAGAGATTGTCAACGTAAGGAATTATCCGAGCAGTTATACACAAGAGCAAATTGATGATGACTTAGCTAAGTATGAGAGCGTTATCGTCAATCTCACCGTGTATGACCACTCGCAAGCTGGTGAGAGTTTTATGGCAAGTTACTCCGAGAACGGCATTAGCCGTAATTGGGTTGACCGCAATAATCTACTCGCCGGGGTATTTCCTTTTGCTAAGGTATTATAAGAAGATTGTGCGTTACCAATATGGTAGCAGGCGGCACACTTTAAGGGTGGTGGGCGGTGTGCCAATTTTACGATTACAGGAGAAATGGCATGAAAGGTTTATTATTGCAGACATATACAATCGCATTACCTGTAATACTCGGATATATAGTATGGCTTTTGCAACAGCAGAAGAAAGGTAAGGACGCAAACAGCAAAGGTACAATGCTGCTCTTGCGTGTGCAGCTCATTGAATACCACGACAAGTATATGAAGTTGGGTGAAATACCTTCTTATGCGTATGACAACTTCGTTGAGATGTACAACGCATACCACGCATTAGGTGGTAACGGCATGGTTACGAAGATGTATAACGAGATACAGGCATTACATTTAGGCAAAGCAGGAGGTAAGGATTGATGGACATTACACAGGTATCAACAGTAGTTGCAATCGTTGTTATCACTTACTTAATCGGGTTAGCTGTTAAGGCAATCCCACAGATTAAGGACAACTACATTCCCATAATCGTAGGTATTGCAGGCGGTATCTTAGGTATTATCGGTATGTATGTGATTCCTGATTTCCCGGCAAATGACATTCTCAATGCTATTGCGGTCGGCATAGTGTCGGGACTGTCAAGCACTGGTGTAAATCAGATTTACAAGCAGGTGAAGAAAGATGCTTGACATCAATAAGCAGAACATGAAGTACTCTCGGCAAGGGCAGACAGTCACAATCTATGAAAGAGACGAAGAAGGTAATCTTGTTTACATAGGGCATACTGATTCTGATGGCAATTTTTATCCTTATTTTGACGATGATGGCAACCCAATCCCTAAAGAGTTAGGAACTAAAATAGGATTCTCTGAACCTGTTAGCTTTAAGGCTAATATATCTTTTAGTGGTGGCGAGGCACAGGCTGAAGAATACGGCTTTAACGTAGCTGATTTTGACGCGGTTTTGCTGACGGAACGAAATAAATTTCCATTTAGTAAAGGAGACATTATTTGGCTTGATAGTATTCCGACATTCGATAGCGATGGATTAGTTGACAGCACATCGGCAGATTTTACTATTGTCGGAGTAAAGCCGTCTTTAACCTCCACAAAATACATGCTGAAAGCTCAGGTGAAGTAATGGCAAAGCGCAAGATTACAGTTAATGTATTTTCGCAGAGGTCCATTAAGGACGCAATAAAAGGCTTACAGAGCTATCAAGATTATCTGACGTATAAATGCCAGCTGTTAGTGACAAAATTGGCAGAAACCGGTGAGAAAGCGGCAATCGAAAAAATCACGGAAAGCCCACTCGGGAAAACTGTGAATCTAAGAATTGAGCGAGAGCCGATTAACATGGGATGCAAAGCAATACTTATTGCAACCGGCAAGGCATTTAAGGCAGAAGGACGTGAGCCGTTTTATACATTGCTTGCAATAGAGTTTGGCGCTGGAATTTATTTTAACAAAGGTAACGAAAACCCAAAAGCTGATAGTCTAGGGTTAGGTGTTGGAACTTACCCAGGGCAGATACATGCGTTTGAAGATGGGTGGTATTACCTTGGAAACGATAATAAGTGGCATTATACTCATGGTGTTAAAGCCACAATGCCTATGTACAGCGCAAGCATGGAGATTATTCAGAGGTATAAAGCTATTGCAAAGGAGGTATTTGACTAATGGCAAGCGAAAATTCATGGGCTTATGACATTGAGAGCACAATATATTCAATCGTCAAGGCTAAGACATATTCAGCAATTAAGAAGAAATACCCCAACTTGCTGTTTACCGACAAAGGGCAGAGCGACAGTTCACCGACATTCCCAACAGTCTACATCCACATGTTGGCACCGACAGAGCAAGGACGAACGATTGACGGACAATCCATTAACGGCTTACTTGTCACAGTTCAAGTTGACATTAGCACGAACACGAGCAGTTCAGATGTGCGTTGGGTTATGAGCGAGATTGCCGAGGTATTCAAGGATATGCGGTTCGAGGCTAAACCGATGCCAGAAACTTCATACGCAGACAAAATTTACAGAAGCACCGCGCGTTTCGGGCGCGTTATCGGTGCAAATGACAGATTGTTATAACTAAGAGCTTTTTAAGGCTCTTTTTTTATTTTCATTTTTATAGGAGGACAAAAAAATGGCAGTAGCAGGTATATCTACATTAGGTGTTACGTTTGGTTACGGCACTGAAACAACAGCCGGAACTAAACCGACAACATTCACACAGCTTACCAGAATTAATTCCATTGCCGGAATTAGTATCGACCAAGAGAACATTGACGCATCTGCTCTTGAAGATGCAATTACAAGAAACATAAAAGGCAGAGCTGATACGGGCGGAACATGGACTATTACAGTTAACCTTACCGATGCGACAGAGGCAGAATGGGAGACACTCATGTCTGCATATAAGGCATTAACAGGCGGCAAGCGTATGTGGTTCGAGACTGTAATTCCGGGTATTACCAAGGGATTTTTCGTTGTTGCTCAACCGCCAGAGGATGTTCCGCATCCTCCAATCGACCAGAATAGTCTGTTAACAGTCGAGTTCAACCTCATAATCGAGGAATACAAAGGACTTGACACAAAGGTGGAGCTTACACCGGGGGAATAGTAAGTCATTCAGCTAATATGGCTGTACTGAATGACGATACAGCCGATGATTACTTGTCGATGTATGGCAAGTAAGTGATTATTTGACAGAAAAGGGCGGTCTACGGACTGCCCCTTTTCCTATGGAAAACATAGGAGGAAAAGGAGAGCATAATGATAACATTCGATATCGATAACAAGGAATATAAGTTAGAGTTTGGCTTTGATGCGGCAGAGAACAAAGACATTGTCCAGAAGATGTTCGATTACATGACTGGCGCATATATCTACAAGGAAACTGGAAACACAATTACTGCAACATCTAACGGTGCGGCTAAGATGGTGGCTGATTACAGCGAAGTATGTCAGATGGCTTTTTATGCCGGATGCTTACAGCACAATGCAGTGTCAAGAGCAGAGGCTAAGACTTTAACAAGAGCATATATTACACAGAAGAGAAAGACAGATAGCAAGTACGGTTATTATCAGTTATTCGAGGATATTAAGATTGCTATGGCGGACGATGGTTTTTTCGAACTGAGCGGCTTGGCTCAGACAGTAGAGGAGATGAACAAGTCGGCGGCGGAGCAATTGGAGAAGATGCAGAAAGAGAAGTCAAAGAAGTAAACTTTCATAAGTTGATATGGGAAGAATACTTCCCGCTTGCTTTTTCAATCGGAATCAGTCTTGAACAGTTCAAAAAGCTTACTCCTAAGACACTTGGGTATTGCCTTAAAGGCGAAGAATTACGGCGCAAAGAGCGTGACCGGGAAATGTGGATGTGGACACGCCAATACGGCATACCGGCAATCATCATCGGAACAAGAGGCGGTGCATGGGGCAAGGATAAGGTTGAATATCCTGAACAGGCTATATATGTTGCACAAGACCCAGTGGAGCAAGAACGGCTTGCAGAACGAAAAAGACAGGAGTTACTTGCACAGCTTATGAGTATGCAAGAGAGCTTTGAACGCAATAAGAGAGAAAGAGGCGGTACAGAGTAATCTGTGTCGCTTTTATTTTTATGACGAGGAGGTGAGAGGATGGCAGAAGTTGACAGCTTGGAGATTGGGTTGCAGGCGAACGCTAAAAAAGCGAATGACAGCATTGAAACCCTTATCACTAAGCTTGGTAGACTTGCATCGGCATTAGGGAGTGTCAACGGCTCACAGCTTAGTACACTGACTATGAATGTCAATAATTTAGGTGCGTCCATGAAGTCGATAAATGATGTCGGCACAGCAAGCTTCACTAGACTTGCAAAAAACATCGGACAGATAGCAAGCGTCGACAGTTCAGCACTTAATACGGTTGCAAGCTCACTTAATTCCACGGCGAGCGCATTTAACCAGTTTACGGCGGTATCTGAAAATGCAACTAAGATAGGTGAGGTTGCAAAGAACATATCTAAACTTGGCAATAAGAGCGTGCAGACCGCAGTAACCAACATTCCGCAGTTGGCGACAGCACTTCAAGGGTTATTCACAACGCTTTCAAGTACACCGACAGTAAGCAATAACGTCATCCAGATGACTAACGCATTGGCGAATTTAGCGAGTCAAGGTTCAAGGGTAGGTTCTGCTTCACGGACAATTCAAAGAAGCCTAAATGGGGTTCAGAGAAGCGTACAGATGGCAACCAAAAGCACATGGTCACTGGCTAAGGCGTTCGGAAAGTTTTACGCATCATACTTTATGGTTGTGCGAGGAGCTAAGGGCTTGTGGAAGTCCATTGAAAGCACCACGGACTATATCGAGGCATTTAACTACTATGCGGTTGCATTTGGCAAAATCGGCTCCGAATGGGGCAAAGACTTTGAAAAGTACGGCTATGACAATGCTACCGATTATGCGAACAGCTTTTCGGATAGAGTAAGCGCATTGCTTGGTAAACTTTCAGGACTGCAGGTTGATGTTGAGGGTGGCTTGCTTACGGCAGACAGTGCAAAGAACTTAGGCTTGAATATCCAAGAGGTTACGGAGTTTGCGTCACAGCTTGCTTCGGTGACTAATTCGCTTGGACAGACAGGAGAGACAACCACGGCAGTAGCAAAGTCAATGACAATGCTTGCAGGCGATATAAGCTCTCTTTTCAACATAGACTATACATCCGTAGCCACCAACATACAAAGTGGCTTAATCGGTCAATCAAGGGCATTGTACAAGTATGGTATTGATATTACCAATGCCACATTGCAGACATACGCTTACAACTTAGGCGTTGAAAAATCCATAAGTGAAATGACACAGATGGAAAAGCAGCAGTTAAGAGTACTTGCTATACTTGACCAGTCTAAGGTTTCATGGGGTGATTTAGCTAATAAACGGAAGAAAGTTTATAAATTAACTTATCTTCCAAGTGTTGCATAAGAATAGAAATATCTTATGACAATCGGGCAATATCGGTGAAGGCTAAGGCTTTTAAAAACAAGATTTATATGGTATAATATAAGCATGAATAAAACTTATATTATATACAAAGTAACCAATAAAATCAATAACAAAATTTATATCGGAAAAACTTATAATTTAGAAAAAAAGAAAAGCCCAACATTTATATGATATAGATGATGAGCTACCTTTTCATGCGGCTCTGAAAAAATACGGCATTAATAATTTTGAATGGGAGATTATTGATTATTCAGAGAGTGATAAGGAAATAAGGGAGAAAGAAATTTACTGGATTAAAAAATACAACTCATGTATATTTTTTGAGAACTCACAAGGCTACAATCTTACACTTGGCGGTGAAGGTGGAGTGTCTTGGAACTCTAAACCTGTATTACAGTATGGTTTAGACGGAAAATTTCTTAATGAATATATTAGCGCTGCTCATGCAAGTACATCAACAGGAGTTCAGCGTAGAGATATTGCGAAATGTGCAAACGGTGTCATCAAAAGAGCGGGTAAATATATTTGGCGTTTTAAAATCAGCAATTATCCAAAGCAAATTGTTCCTTATAGCGGTAAAACAAGTGCAAGAAAACACAAGGTAATGCAACTTGACAAAGATGGGTTTGTTTTAAATATTTTTGATTCACTTACTCAAGCAAGTAAAGAAACATCAACGCCAAGAACAAGCATATCTTTTTGTTTAAATAAGACTTATGGTACTGCAAATAATTTTGTTTGGATATACGCTGATGAATACAATCCATGTAAAGATTATAAGTATAAAGGCATAAAAGAAGGAAAAGGCATTTACCAGTTAGATGAAAATAAAAATATTGTTAATCATTTTAATAACTGCACAGAAGCAGCAAGATTTTTAAATGAACCTGAAAAGGTACATAAACAAATATTTAAAGCAATTAAAACTGGAAATAAATGTAGAGGATTTTATTGGACTAAAGTTGAAAGCTATGCTAATACCGAGATAACTCAATAGATTGCGAGCAGGCTATTGAGTATCGTAACGAGTAGGAAGTGAATAAATATAATCTTCCCAAGAGTGTCCGACACTACTGCATGTAGGGCAGTATGAGGTGGAAGTGGCTACCACCAAACCAAACGTAAAACGTGGGTGATAATGTACTCTGAACTTATAGGAAACTATAAGAAGTATAGGATAAAGAACCTATACGATAACATAATTGACAATCAATTCCCCAAGTAACATGATTAGGCAATTCAACACAAATATTAAAGAGACAGGCATGGTATTAGGACAGATTTTTATACCTGTCCTTCAAAAGGTTATGCCTGTTGTTAATGGTGTAACAATCGCCATTAAGCGTATGCTTGTGGGCGTTGCAAGCCTTATGGGTGTCAAGATTGATTTTGACGCTTTCGGTCAGAATGGCTATAAGGACACCACAGACGGCTTAGAGGATATAGCAGACGGCTATGACAACGTGGCAGATGCGGCTAAGAACGCACAAAAGGGTGTTCGTGGATTTGACGAACTTAATAATATCAGTACTGACACGAATAAAAGCGGCGCTTCCGCTGGCACAGGTGATACGATTGACCTCACGGACGAGATTGTTAAGGCTACGGAAGAATACGAAAAAGTTTGGAACGATGCTTTTGATAAGATGGAGAATAAAGCCGAGGCATGGGCTGATAAAGTGCAAGGCTTTTTTGAGCGCATGTTCAAACCGCTTAAAACATGGGGCAGTAAAATTGACTGGAAAAAGCTTAAAAACGGCTTTAATAGCGTTTTAGACTTTGCTAAGAAGTTTACAGTTGGCACAGGTTCAGGCTTTTTGGATTTCATCGAGGGCTTATCCGACATTGGCGCACCTGCTATCAATTTGTTAGGTGGTGCTGTAGAAATATTATTCAAGGCGCTTAATTTAGTCCCAGCTCCAGTGTGGCATACATTGGGCGGTGCTTTAGGTGGTGTGTTAACAGCTCTTCTTGCGTTTAAAGCTTATTCCACTATTGCAAGTGGTATAAATACTGGCTTAGGCAAATTTGCCGATGCAATTCTGAAAATATCTAACGCAAAACCAGTTAGTGTCGGTGATGGTGTTGGTAAACTTGGTACAGCAATAGCTTCATTAAGCACAGGCGGATATGTTGTGCTTGCTGTTGGCGCATTAGCAGCGGTGGCAGGAGCTATTATATCTATTGAGCAAGCCTATAAGAACAGCATTGACACATTCACGCAAACAAGTGTATTTGATGGTCAAGGTACACCAATAGGCGATATAGCACAACAAGTAATCGACCTTATCAATGCAACCGGAACGTCAAGTGAAGATATGGCTAATTTTGCAACGGAGCTTGACAGAGTAAATACAAACTTACAAAGTGCAAGTGAAGAAGTTGAAAATCTTAAATTCAAGTTTGACAACTTAGATTTAAAGAACATATCTGATACGGATATAGAAGATATGCGTACAGCAGTCGGCGACCTTGCTTCCGCATTGCGCGATGATTTGCATGTTAGTTCCGATATGGCATGGGACGCTTTGGCTAAGATGTCCGCAGATACAGCAACGAAGTTAGGGGTTAGTGTGGGTGAAATGACAACCATATTGTCGAATTTTAATGCTAGATTTAACGGCATTTACAGCGATATGGAATCGCAAGCTAATACGATTTTTGACAAAATGCTTAGCGGCGAAGCTACGCAAGCAGACGTTGACGCACTTAATGGCTTGCTTGATGACATGAATTATCTAAGCGGTGAAGCCATAAAACGACAGGTTGACTTGCAAAACAGCTTTAAGGACATAACAAATATCAATTTTGGAAGTGTTGAAGAAACCACACAGGCAATCGCACAAATAACGGAAGCAGGGCAAGCTAAACTTGCGGAAGTTGACGAATATTACCAAAACCTTATAGGGCAAGCTGATGAATGGAAAATATATACTCAACGTGCTTTGGAGCGCGGAAAAATTACTCCGGAAGAAGCAGGGCAATACCTTGACTGGATTGGTAATCTCACGGAAATATATGATGCTAACTGGACTGAGGAAAGAGGCAACATTACCAAACAGATAAACACAACATTTGACTACATACAGTCACAAGTTGAAAAAGCAGGAGTTGAAGCTTTCCAAGAGGCACAGACAAAAGACTGGGGATTTGCTGATTTATTCAAGAATCCAATACAGGATGTTGTTAAGAGCGTTAATAAGAATATGGTACAACCAACTATTACCGCAATCAATCAAGGAAAAGAACAGATTGGCATTGAAATATCCAAAGACAATCATTTGTATGAAAGATGGCTTGACAATGCTGCCATATCCGAAAATGATGTAAGCGGTTGGGCTATGAAAAATGCTAATGCTATCGGAAATGCAGTATTAGCTAATGCCGATATAACTACCAAGGCTTTTGCTGAAATGGCAGGATATGACGTAAGTGGCTATACAGATACAATCGAAAAATATCAACCTATTGTAAAAACGTCTCTGATAAACATGAATAACAATGCAATAATGGGTTTGCTGGATGAAGCAAATACTAAAATGCAAAATGTAGGTAAATCAGCTGTTACAAGTTATATCGGCGGTGTAAATAGCAATTCTCAACAGCTTATTAAGCCAGTAGCCGGACTTGCCAACTTATCCCTTAGTACTTTTATGGAGGCTCAAGGTTCGCAAGGTGATAAACCGTCATCGGGTTTTAATAGTATTGGTCAAAATTCTATATTAGGGTATATGGAAGGCATTAAAGCGCTTACTTTAGCAGTGACAGATAAAATGAAAAAACTTGGAGGAATGGCAAGTACTGCTTTTGCTGATAAAGTAACTGTTGGTATGCCAAGTGTAGGTGTCCAAGTAATGAACGGATTTATGAACGGCTTATCGTCTATGGAAACCACACTGTACTCTAAGGTTGACAAGATAGCGGCTAACGTGGCTACAACAATGCAGAAAGCACTTGACATCCATTCACCATCAAGGGTGATGTTTGAGCTTGGTGCCTACACCACAGAGGGCTTCAAAGATGGCATGGAGAGCCTTTATGAGGCAACGCAGTTGTCGGCAAAGGATTTTGGCTTTGGTGTTGTTGAAGCTGTACACCCACAGCAGTTGTACAGTGACTATGTGAGCAGTACGCCGACTGTTAGCCCTATTCCAAGCACTACAACGCAGAATTATTACAATTCCAACACAAGCGTTGACAATGCAGAAACTAATGCACTGTTGAGAGAGCAGAACCAGTTGTTGCAGCGTATTCTTGCAAAGGAATACGGCATAAGCAAAGACGATATAGGAAAAGCGTCAAGAGATTATGCAAGAGACTATTTCAGGCGCACAGGGCGAGACGCTTATACATTTTAAATTTAACTAAAACAATAGTTCCCCAGCAGATTATGTTTGCTGGGGTTTTCTATTTAAAAAATCATCAACAGAAAGGAATGATACTATGTTAGTAGAAACAAGAAAAATCGGTAAAAGCAAAGAGGTAACTGTTGTTAGCAGTCTTGATGTAGCAAAAACTTTTGAAAAGGAACACTACCATGTCATAGAGGAAATAAGAGCTATACAGAGTAAAATTAGTAGCACCGAATTTTCGGGGCTATTCTATGAAAGTGATTATGTTGCATCAAACGGCAAGAAAAATCCAATGTACCTTATGAACCGAGACGGCTTTACACTTTTGGTAATGGGCTATACAGGTGAAAAGGCTATGAAGTTTAAGCTGGCTTATATCAATCAGTTTAATGCGATGGAACAGCTTCTTACAGGAAAACTAATTGAGCGTGAAAAGGGCATTGCAGTAAGACAGTCACTCACTAAGGCTATCCAGCAGTCAAATGAGAATGAGCGTATGCACGGACACGCTTATTCCACATATACCGACATTATTTATAAGGTGATATTCGGCAAAACAGCAAAGCAGTTAAGGGAAGAATACGGCATTGACAAAAAGGCTAATTTAAGAGACTGTTTTACGGCTGAGGAGCTTGCAAAAGTTCAGTCCATAGAAATGATTGTCAGCGGTCTTGTAAATTGCGGCTGGGGATATGATGATATAAAGAACTTCATCACCAATCCGACCAAAAAATTACTTGTAGCATGAATTGACATGCCTCCCATAAAGTAGTAGTATTAAGTCACTACACAAATATGGGAGGTATTGTTATATGGAAGAAAAAACTACTAAAACCGACAATCAAAGCAAAGACAGTGAGGATATTAAAATAAATGTAATATCCATACTGCTTGGTTTAGCTTTTTTGTTAGGTGTATTTTTGGCTTTAACTGGCAGATTTATGATTTTATTGTGGATAATAGGCATTTTTTTAAGCCTGTTTTGCTTATTTTTGGGTATAAGACTTTGCTTTGATGTCCACGCAATCAGAAAGCACTTTGAAAGCAAGGAGGGCAGATAATTATGAAAGCACTTAAAGTTGGAGTGGTTGTTTTATCTGTCACTTTAATGGTTTGCGGTTGCAATAGTCCTCAGGACAATGCAGAGACAACTATACCAACAGAAACCACAACCGAGAAAATTCCAGAAACAACTACTGTTGCAGAAACGACAATCGAAGTTGAGTCGTCTGATGATTACGAGGGTGAAGAAGAATATTACAGTTTTGAGAAAGACATTACAAATGGCAATGTTGATATTACAATGATAGTAGATAATAAGATAAAGTTTCTTATTAATGCCAAGGCTGATAGTACGGATAAAGCAACTATCATGTATCTTGCAATCATTAATGTTATTAAAGGAATGGAAAACACCGATGCGTTGGTAATTGTGGACACCGATAGCGGTTCTGTTTCATACACTCAGGCTGACGGAGAACTTACATCAATAAGCAGTACAGACAAGAATGGAAACACGATTTTGGCTTTACCTGATTGGCTTAATCAAAACATAGACATGACATTGGAAGATAATGTAAATTGCTATAATGACGTATTAAATGTTTTTTCGGAATTTGCTTTAAGCAATAAAGGCGTAGAAACATCTGACATGGAAAACGTACAGGAAACCACAACAAATATTGTAACTACAACGCAACAAAACGAGGATATTGAAATACTTGCCGAATATACACTTGCTGATGGCATCGGTTGGTACACATATCATTTTTTAGTCATTAAGAATAATACAAACAAAACTCTTAATGTTAAAACAAGTTCAAAAGCTTATGCGGAAGATGGCTCAATACTTAGCGTTGCTAATTCTGAATTTGATGCACTTGGTTCCGAATGTACTTCGGTGATTACAGAAGCTTTTGAAACTAGCTCGGAAATATCTTCTTACGATACCAAGATAACAACCAAAACGGATGGTTGGTATGACTCGGTTATAGAGGACTTATCCTATACAGAGTCAATTATAAAGGATGGTGTGATATATGAAGTAACTAATAATGGTGATAAAGCGGCAGAATTTGTCGAAGGCTATGTTTTGTTTTTTAACGGAAACAACCTTGCTGATTGGGATTACAGCTATTTTACAGATGATGATTACGAGATAAAACCAGGCGACACGATTTCAAAACAGTTGAGTTGTTATAAAGCTTTTGACCGAGTAGAGTTTTATTTAGACGGAAGAAGATAAACAAAAAGGAGCTGAAAAGCTCCTTTTTGTTTGAAAAATTTTAAAATAATGCTTGACAATTATTGCAATGGCAGTTATTATTATAACATAAATATTGCAAGGGCAATAATTGAAAGGAGATGATTTTATCAGTCCAGCAGGCAGACCGCCAAAGGAAAACCCAAGAAATGTAAACCTTAATATCCGAATTACTAAGGATGAAGCACAAAGAATACAAAGTTGTGCAGATGAGTTGAGGGTTACAAGAACAGATGCAATTATGAAAGGTATCGGTTTGGTGGAAAAAGAATTAGAGAAACAAAAAGAGTAGTCACTATAAGTTTTGACCGACTTGTGACTACTCAAGACACAACTCCGTAAAGGAATTGATAAGCATATTCTATCATTCCTTTGCGGAGAAATCAAGAGGTTTTTAACAGAAAGGAATGGTATGATATGGCAAGAATTAACTGGAGAGAAGAATTTGACAAGGCAGACGAGGAAAACATGAGACTGCTTTGCGAGTGCAGGAAGGAGCAGTTGAGAAAAATCATTATGCAGGTTATCTTGGATTGCGATAACGAGAAGTACTTAGACAATATCGCAATTTTCGCCGCCGCTACGAATGACAAGAGCGTAGAGCGTGTCATGGGTGGCTATGAACTTACCTCAAAAGAAAAGGCAGGTGTTGCATAATGGAAGATAATAGAGCATTACTCCACAAGATGATTGACAGCATAACAAGCTGCGGAACGCTTGAATACCTCGCAACTTTTGTGAGATTATTCTTAGAAAAGTGGGGTGACTGATATGGCAGAGCTTGTAAAGATTGAGGGAACAGAGCTGGCAATCCGTGAGTACAACGGACAGAGAGTTGTCACATTCAAGGATATTGACACAGTGCATCAGAGACCAAGCGGAACGGCGAGAAAGACTTTCAACAGAAACAGGAGCAGATTTGAGGTAGATAAGCATTATTTTATGCTTCAATTAGGAACAGAAAATGCTAATGTCCGTTTAACGGACATTAGAAATATCGTTGTACCAAGCAGAGGTATAACAGTATTGACAGAGCGTGGCTATCTGATGTTGGTAAAAGCCTTTACGGATGATTTGTCTTGGAAAGTGCAGGACGAGTTGATAAGCGGTTACTTCAAGGCTAAGACACAGCCGCAGACGGCGGTTGCACCGGTGCAGGTTGAGGACACCAAGTACAACACAAGCAATACGCTGGTGCCTAAGGTCAAGAGTTGGTATATCCGCAACAGAAGCAACCTTGAATGGGTTGCATATAAGACGAATTGTAAGCTTTCATACGTTTGCCATAGGCTCTTGAAGCGCATAGGCGAAGAGTATGACCTAGATGCGGCAAAGAAGATATACGAAGCGGAGACTGGACACGCACCGCAGTACCCACTTGATATTGTGGACTATTTCCCTCAATTATCAGCAATGGCTACATGGTGGTTGAATGACCTGATTAAAGTAATTGAGGAAGAAAATAAATGAAAAGATGGCACCCCGGAAATGGGGTGCTGTTTTTTGTAAGCAATTTTTAATGGGACAATTTGTCCCTTTTAAGCATTGCAAAGGTATGTACGTTAAACGTACTTTTAAAATGTATTGTTTGATGAAAGGAGCATAAGCGATGGAAAATTCAAGAATTGAAATCAAAACAGACGGAGCTTTTTCGCAGATATTGATTGACGGCAAGAAACTCAATGGTGTAAGGAACTATAAGTTAGAACATGCGGCAGGCGAAGCGCCAACATTAACACTAGACCTCAACGCATTTGATTTAACCGTTGATGGGCAAATGCTATTGATGCAGAAGGGTGTCGGTGAGATTGATGTGAGTATAAAGGGGTAGCTGATAACTACCCCACAGTTTTAGCCCGAAATGCTTTCAGGAGCATTTGAAGCAATAGGACATTGAGGTAAGTCACAATCATTGCCACAGCTAGTATAATCGCAACTTGCAATACCTTTGGCATACTCAAAGCGTTCAGTTGTTGAAGCGTTGATGTAATTAACTCTAATCGAATAGTCCTTGTTTTGGGTCGGGCAAAAACCATATACTCTTTTGTACATAATACACCTCCTCTCAACGGAGATTGTAACACGAAAAATAATTAAAATCCACTTTTACGATTTACTATACTAAAATCTGTATACATTCTGTAAACAAAGCGTAACCTAGATTAGATAAGAATA